GGGTTGTATCTTTACCGCCAATCCTATTTTGAGTATAAAAAGAACCCCAAAAAGTCTACTCTGACTTGGAGGGATATTGATAAGAGCCTTCGGCAACAAGGGAACGAAGATATTCGTGCCCTACCCGCCAAGGTTGCTAATGCTGTTCTGAAAAACTTAGGTGAATCCATTACGTCTTACTGGAAGTTAGTTCGTTTAAAACGTAAAGGTGGGTTGGGTCAGAAACCGAAACTCCCCCATTATCTTCATAAGACAAATGGGCGCTACCCATTGTCTTTTAGCTATCAGACATTTGGTAACAAGCGCGGCACTAATAATGAGCTGATCTTGTGCCCTAAAGGTCTTTGTTTGCGTATACCTACTAAGGTGGAGCATCCTAAACAGGTTCGTATCGTGCCTAACCGCCATAATTTTATTATTGAGGTGATTTATAATGTGGAAGAACAAGAGCTTAAAAGCACATCTAAATATGCTGGTATTGATTTAGGAGTAGATAATTTTGCTACCGTCACATTCTCCACCAAAAACAGACCACTCATCATCAAAGGACTCGAACTAAAATCCATTAATCAAGGCTATAACCGGCTCATCACTAAAGCACAATCGCTGCTACCAAGGGCCCAGAAGACAAGTAAATCCATCCACCGTCTTTGGTCACGCCGTTCGTGGACTCTCCAAACGAAAATCCATCAGATGACGGCTTTCCTAGCTACTCTTTTTGACGAGATGCAGATTGAAACTGTTTTTATTGGGAAAAACACTAACTGGAAGCAAGGCGTGCCTTTTAGTAAGGTGGTTAAACAGCGATTCGCTTATCTGCCCTATGAAACCTTTATCGAGCAGCTGCGCTATAAATGCCGATTGCGAGGAATCTCAGTCACCGTCCAGGAAGAATCGTACACATCTAAGGCTAGTTTCTTAGATAACGATGACATACCTGTTTATGGCGAAACGGAAAACCCGAAGTTTTCAGGGCACAGAATTAAGCGAGGACTCTACCAGTCAGGTAACAGGCAATTAATCAACGCTGACGTTAACGGGTCATATAACATTCTACGAAAAGGGCTAATGAATAATCATTTGTCTTTTAACATTGATAACCCATTAATTCACCCCCTTGTAGTCAAGGGAATTGGTAAAGAACCTAACGAGAAACTGGTTCAACTATATATGTAACCCTAAACATTTTCGTGATGGGCTAGAGGTATCGTAGGGTGCCTATAACAGATTCATCTGTCATGAATTAAACGTGCAACATTTGAATGTTCTTCGCAACATTTCGATACGCCGTTTAAACCTATTGTGTATATTGCTTCTTGTATCGGATTCATTGACTGTTCCTAACAGTTAATATTATTTTTGGATGTAGAACTCTTCAAGATGCTTATGACCTGTGACTTCACCGTTACGGCTACGGTGTTCGTCACGTCCGTCGCAAACCGTCTGATCCCAATCTGAGGTTTTCTTATACGAGTATCCTGTGTCGCTTTCTTTCAGATCCTCGTTTTCTTGAACCCACCCCTCGTCAGGATTACTGTATTTCCCATGTTCACGCCATTCGAAGTGTCCTTGCACCCAGATAGTGTCATCGTATGGGCACATGTTCATTGACCCGTCAGCGTTGAGGCAGGGGCGCATACCGTAGTTTTGTTGGTAGTGTCCCGCCTGGTAGTTACGTACTTCGATACGGGTTTCTTGGAAGGTATGGTTAGTGTCGCACATGTTGGGTGCCCCGCACCCCGTTAGTAGTGTGAGTGAAGCTGCTACTGCTAGGGTTAGGTTCACTAGTTTCTTGGGCTTTCTCATAGTGTTTCTCCTATGTGGTTATTATGGTTTGTGTGTATACCTAGAAATATAGCATGTCTTACTATTTTTGTAAATATGCAAAATCCCTGATGTTTATTTAGAGGGGGTAATATTATTTTTCTGCTAAAAATAATTACTGATAGCTTCTTGGTGGGTGCCGTTATATACACATCAACCTAAACTACACAAAAACTGGAGAACCAAATGAACCCAGACTACATCCTATACCTACTCAACCCAAACTATAGGGCACCATCAAGCAACACAGCAGAAGGATTCGAAGAACTAGTAACCGATAGAATAGCTCTCGAAGAATTAACCAAAATCATACAAGCAAACCTAGAGTTGATCGACGATGAGTTAGGTAGAAGTGTTGAAGCTGGCAAGTCCATACAATATGGAGATTACAAAATCACCCACTCGAAACCACGTTCCAGCTTTGATAAAACTTCATTCGAGAAAAAGTACCCAGCCAGCGAGTACCCAGACCTTTACGAGCAGAAGACAGTGCTCAACTCTGTAACCGTTTTGAGAAAGCAGATACCAGCTGAGGCATATAATGAGTTCCTGAAAACTTCTAACAAGAGTGGTTCTATATCTATCAAACCGGTATAGACGACAATATAGTAAGCGACTCATCTTTAAACAACTAAGTTTAAGTTGAGCCGCTTACTTTTATGTCAAATATAGACTATTTGTATTCTCTAGACACATACACATTATATTCACGATCAAGAATGTGGGCACGTTCACCATTACCGTTCCCGTCAAGAAGATCCATATCAATCACATCATAGCCACCACCAGAATGGAACGTGAATCTTCCTTTGGCATTGATACGACCATTACGGGCGATACTTACTATATCTTTGCCCCAGCCTTCTTATCGAACTATATTCGATAATAAATCGAGATATTCCATATCCTGTAGTTCCCATGTGCATAACCCTGTCATTGGATTCTCGTAGATCCGACGGAACTTTATTTCTGCATCATACATATATATGCCTTCCTTCCTTGCTTACAGGTTATTAACCCTTCCCACAAAAATATTGGGTTAGCCCCATCCTATGAGACTAACCCAATAAAAAAGCCTACATGTGGTTATTAGTCATTAGTCAAAGCCTTTAGACGCTTATCCAGTTCAGCTTCCCGCTCTTCTTCCTCAAGAGCCTTGAATCGACCCTCAGGTGAAGAATCAGCAAGATCCTGCCAACCCTGAACCTCTGCCTCCTGACGGCTAATAACCTCTTCATAGTTAGAGATAGCGCTTGTAGGGTCTGCAACATTAAAATCACTCATAGCGTTCTGCATAGCAGATTGTGCATCAGCAATCCTCTTACGTGCCACAAGATCGTCACGCTTACTCTTAACCTCTGAGAGTTCATTCTTCATCTTCGCAAGGTTATTCTTAAACGATTCGGCGCTCTTCTTCTGAACCTCAATCTGACCTTCTAGACGAGCAACATCTGCTTCTGCCTGGATTTGGTTACTCAAAGCTTCCTTAGCGAGGTTAAGGAATTCTGCCTTCTCGCCACTATTCTTAGTAGCTTTTTGAGCCTTCTGAGCAGCAAGCTCAGCCTTCGCACCCCAATCAACTTTAGCTTCCTTAGCTTTCTTGAGGTCATTCTCCAACTTGTGCAAACCGCCAAGAACCTTCGCTGCAGCACGTTCAGCTTCTACAACATTATTCGTGTACTCACGCACCAACTGGTCAAGCATCTTCTCAGGGTCTTCTGCCTTGCTAATAAGATGGTTCAAGTTAGCCTTAGTCAAATTTGCGAATCGAGAGAAAACGCTCTGCTTCTTCTTACCCATGATAGGTTTTTCCTTCCTTTATGTTTATTATTCTTGTGAGATGACTACAACGTATGTGTGGTTACCTCCCAAAATTTAGCATAACATGAGATGCGCTAAATATTGTATATTTTTAACAATATTAAGATAATTTTACATTTCATGAATCATATTGATGAGAACAGTGCGGTGGCACTTCTCAGGTGCCTTCTCGTAACAGAGAAGAGCAACATTCTCATACTGGGACATGTTTTTCAGGTTGTTTAGTAGACTAACCTTATAGTCGTCACACAAGACTAGATCCTTAAAATGGTTCACGCTCTCAACATGGGAACTAGTGTTAGGGGCATCCCAAAAACCTTTCCGGTTATCTTTAGGGTTACCCAATTCCCGATAATGCAAATATTGGATACCAGCATCAGCTAAATAACCCTTTAACCTAGTTTTTGAGAAACCAGGTTTCCTAGAGATAGCGTTTAACCGCACATCAACAAGAGTGCTGACCTGCAGGTCACGCAAAACCTGAATATACTCAGATATGGTTAAACCTTCATACCCTACACCGATCAGTTGCCCCATAGGTTCTTAGACTCCTAGCTTTTTCCTAATAATCTGTGAAACTACCTTATTGTCCACATCGGCACGAGACTTAAAATGTTTCATAATAAGGCCAATACCCTGTTTCTTGCCCTGCAACGAACCGTTTTGTTCTTCTTCCCGCATGATTGCTGCTTCAACTAGGGCAACCATATCTTCATATGAGAGGGCTTTAGGAAGAACTGATTCGATCAGATTAGCTTCCAGCATCATTTTAGACATGTAGTCTTCACGACCACCTTTACCAGCAGCCTCACCAAGTTCCCTACGGGCTTCTACAGCTTTCTTAATGACACGTTGAACATCCACATCATTAAAATCGCAGGTTTTATTCTTAGCTTTAGCGACCTCTTGGGCTTTACGGCGTGCCTTCTGAATATCGTCGATAACACCGTTAAGAACAATCACAGAGCTACTGTCACCATTGTGGCGTGCACTGTCACGTAGATTGATTAGTTTTTCTTCCACATTCATAATTTTTGTCTGCTTCTGCTTTATTAGGTTGTCATAAAAATATTGGGTTACCAACAGGTTCTTGGGGTGCTGGTAACCCAATGTTCATATTTCCTACTGTACGCTATAAAGTTTAGCACACAGGTTTAATATTTATTGTATTGGTTCGATACTATATGCTCTCGGGTACCCCTGATTCGGGGCATCCAACCATAGATGATCTATAACTTCTTCAACATCGTTGAGAGTTATGTTCTCCTCATTATTGGCAACAAAATTTTCGTCCCAACAATCAGTCACTAGAGAATAAATCTCCTGTAATGTGCCTGTAAAACTAGAAACGAGGTTCTTGTGCCCGAACTGAAACTCATAGTACGAAACTACATATTCTCTATCCATAATATTTATCTACCACCCTCTTATTCTTTAACCTGGTAGACACGAAATGAGGAAAGCATCGCTACTTGGATCAGAGTAATCCTCTATAAGAACGATATGGAGCAACCGCACAACTTCGTCAGTTGACTTGATAAGATTCTCTGAGGTTGCGTCCTTATACTTGATCTTAGTTTTCCTAGTAACCTTCCAAGAAGTATACAAATCCCCATTATTGGAAACAGTGATACTATCATCAAGATTAGCTTTCAACAACAAAGCAGCTGGCGAGAGTTTCCCCTCATCATTCTTATACCGTAGAAGACCAGTCATGATGGTTGTGCCCATCTCTGATTCAATAATAGGCAGATCGGGTCCAATATTCATGAAATCCGGTGTCTGAGGAAGCGCAGACAGCTCACCTTTCACGCCAGTATGCTTCTGTGTGACACGAGCAAGATTATATAGTTCCTCATCATCAATCCGTTTCGCAACAATGTTCTCACCATACATCATATTGAAATTAACGGATGGGCAAGACACATAGTTTACGTAACGTTCAGCATAGTTGACTGGTTGTGCACCATTTTCACTGTTCACAATCAACGCTGGGCTATCTGGGTCACGGTTCTCCAAATAGTTTTGTGCACGTTTCACAGGTTTATCACTGTGCTTAATTTCGTCGCCTTCTTCTCTGAACGAGTTATAGGCAGCTAACCTAACTGCTTGTACGGTTACGTTACTATCCTGCGCGTTATCCTGCTTATCAGGTTGCGGTTCACACCCTGTTAAACCCAACATGAGCGCAACACCCCCAACAGGGATTAACGATAATGTTTGCCGGCGGGTCAGTCCCATAGCGTTTTCTCCTTACTAATACGGCTTTTTCTTTACTAGCTACGTCTAGGATAGCTTATTCCCAGCCCAAAACAGGGCATTTATCGTTTTGTTACAAAAAATTCTCTAAAACTTGAGGGCGATAGTTTACATGGAAGGCTCAAAAACATTCACAGCGCCGTGCATGGGTAGAAGCCTAAACCATAAAAACAGAAGAAAGGAATAACCGCAAAGATGGCGGAAACCCCAAAAATATTACACAAAACAATGGCAACCATCGTGTGCGCAGCAACCCTAGCAACAGGGTTCACCACACCAGCACACGCCAACGAATCAACACCTGCTGAACAACCCACGCCAATTGTTTCAGCAGAAAACACGCAACAGAGTGACACCAGTATTAACCCTGAGATTCAGAGGCAAGCAGAGGAAGCGCAGAAGCTTCTTGAACAGGATGGTGTAGCAACACAAACTGACGGTAAAGAAACTCAACCATCCAAGAGCACAGGAAAAACTGGGTTACAAGGTACAACCCCATTCAGGGCTGTACCCCAAATTAACGGAATCCCAGGGTGGGGTATCCCCGGTGCCGATGTTTCCTCACATCAAGGCAACGTAGACTGGGCTCAACAGAAACGGTTAGGTGCTCGTTGGGCTTCTGTAAAAGCAACCGAAGGGCTCTACTATAAAAACCCTTATTTCGGGCAGCAGTACGTTGGTTCATATAACCAAGGACTCGATCATGGTGCGTACCATTTCGGTATCCCAACCCAAGACGCACGGCAGCAAGCAAGGTTCTTTGTTGCTAACGGTGGTGGATGGTCTGCAGATGGGCGCACCAAACCAGGCATGTTAGACATCGAATACAACCCTTATGGGCAGATCTGTTATGGGCAAACGAAAACCCAGACACTCAACTGGATTCGTGACTTTGCAGACGAATATAAGCGTCTAACCAGTAGGTACCCTACACTCTACTCAACCACTAACTGGCTTAACACTTGTGTTGGTGACATGTCACAGGTGAATCATCTGGGGCTTTGGGTTGCTAACTATTCTAATGGTCCTGGGCGTATGCCTGTCGGGTACACTAACTTCGACATTTGGCAGTCGTCATCATCTGGTCCGTTCGCTGGTGACTCTAATGTTTTCCGTGGTACTGAGCAAGAGTATAGGGATTATCTTGTTAACCCGTCTTGGATGAGTACAACTTGGCGTGATCAGCACCCAGCACAGCCTGCACCCGCACCTGCCCCTAAACCGGTTGAGAATACTTCAGGAACAAGGTTTAAGGATGTTCCTAAGAACCACCAGTTCTATAAGCATATTGAATGGTTAGCAGATCAGGGCATCACCACAGGTTGGGATGACGGTACGTTTAGACCTGACGCATCAACTGAGCGTGCCGCAATGGCTGCATTCTTCTACCGTCTCGCTGGTTCCCCTAAAGTGAATCTGCCTGAGAAGTCACCTTTCACAGATGTTGATCCATCATTCCCGTTCTATAAAGAGATTGTTTGGATGCATCAACAGGGTATAACTACAGGCTGGCCGGATGGTACGTTCCGCCCACATGATCCGGTGAACCGTGACGCTATGGCGGCTTTCTTCTATAGGTTCGCTGGTAAACCTGAGGTAACACAGCCTTCCTCATTCCAGGATGTTGACCCATCTAACATGTTCTATAAGGAAATCAGTTGGATGCAGGTGTCAGGTATTTCTACTGGCTGGAATGATGATACTTTCCGTCCTTACCAGCCTATTGATCGTGGCGCTATCGCAGCATTCATTTACCGCTATAAGAACGGCACAAAATAATAAGACTATGATGTTGCGGCAGGCAAAAGAGGCATGCTATGATTCTTGTGTGAGCTAAACAAGTAGGAAACATTATTGGGAGATAGCATATTCCTCCTTGTTGAATCATGGCTCCTCTTATGTCGGTGTGAAGGGTTAGGATTCTAGGTTTTTATCCTAGGGTTCTAGCCCTTCTTCTTATGTTGGAGAAAAATTGGGAAAATCTACACCCCCATTATTACGGTCTTCCACTTTGCGGCATGTCGCTAAAACGGGAGAGTTGCCCCGTAACCTAGATGAAACAGGGTTGCACAAGAAGTTTTTAGTAGAGAAAATTTGGGATGATTACCTGCAAATATCAGGTGACAGTAAGCCTATAGAGTACATATACAAGAACGAATACGCTTCACAGTTATTGAACAACCATCCAGAAAATCTATGTATACAATTCGAGTACCCCATAAGTGACAGTTGGGCGGATATTCTTATTATCACGGATCAAGGGATACGGGTTATTGAGATAAAAACGAAACGTGACACACCAAATCGTTTATCTACTCAGATTAGCGACTATAAGAAGCTAACCCCCAATGTTAGCCTTATGGTTGATACCCATGAGGTTGGTAAATATTCTGATATTTGTACTCAAAATAACATTGGGTTGTCAGCTTTAGATATTGAAGATAAAAAGTTCTCTAATATAAGAAAAGGAAGTTTAGACGATTACAGTTTGTTGGATCAGGGTGTTCTTATTGATCTTCTCCGAGACAAAGAGCAGCAACAAGTTATAAGATTCTTAGGGGATACCCCGTATGGTGCCGAGACTGCGAATATTCTTCGATGGAGACAGAATAGAAATATGTTGTATCAATATGATGTTAAGGATCTATATGATGCAGTATCCTATGTGGTTGCGCAGTCAAGAAGTATTCCCCAATATTTGATGATTCTTCTTGAATCTTGCCCCACCCCTTTAATAGCAGCATTATTGCAGGTTTCCCCGAATCGCCCCCAGTGCGAACGTATCGGAAGAATATTATTGTAATATTTCGCGTCTTTCTTGATTGTATAGTTTTTCTGTATTATTCTTGAATTCATCTACTTGAGGTTGAAGAATCATATAGGTTCTTCATCTGGTTTTATCCGACTATTAAGGAGTTTTTTGTGGTAGAGAGTGTATTTGATCGCATGGCTGCCAGTAAGTATTCTAATCCTCAGGATGAGTATAGTGATCGTAGTATTGCTGATGGTTCTTACGCTGGTGAGGATGATGTTCCTGCGGTTGCTATGTCGTTTGAGAAGGCTAGCCCGTGGGGTTCTCAGTATGGTCATACTGATGAGAATTGGGATTATGACTAATTTTTGATTTAATTTTTTGTTTTTAGAAAGATAGGACCCCCTCAGGGCGCTTACACTTTTTGGGTGTAGAGGCGGAGGGGGGACTGTCTTTTTTAGTTTATCATGCTTTTATGTAAAGAACATATAAAAACGTTACATGTAAACAATTTTATGTACTGAACGCGACACATCAAAACATACCGCGTAAACCAATAAAAAATATTGAAACAAAACCCCCAAAAATTTGCAACAATACCTAACGGGGATATATTATACAAACAGCGAACAAAATGGAAACACAAAGACGTGCAACCATAAAACGCTACCAAAAACCAAATAACTCACAGAGACGGAGTAAACAAAAATGGAAATCACCCGCAAAACATTCGCCAAAAGTGCAACCGCACTCGTACTCGCAGGCGCAACACTCGCAGGGGTTGGAGCACCACTCGCAAATGCACAAGAACCAGCACCAGCTGTCGTATCCGCTGTAGAAGCACAGAAAAACCCTGCAGTAGCAGAATCGCTCGGACACGAAGCTATCCAAACCTTCAAAGATGTAAGCCCCCAAACCACCCCCTTCTACAAAGAAATCGGGTGGATCCAACACGAAGGCATCACCACAGGCTGGCCAGACGGTACATTCCGTCCGCAAGCAAAAGTTCAACGTGCAGCCCTAGTAGCATTCCTATACAGGCTAAACGGGTCACCAGAAGTTAAACTGCCTGCAACATCCCCGTTCAAGGATGTTCAACCTGGTCACCAGTTCTACAAGGAAATTGTTTGGGCGCACCAGCAAGGTATTACCACTGGTTGGGAAGACGGAACCTTCCGCCCTTGGGAGCCGATCTCTCGTGAAGCAATGGCAGCTTTCTTCTACCGTGACGCAGGGCAGCCAGCAGTAGACCTGTCTGTGGATAACAAGTTCAGTGATGTTGCTAAGTCACCGTTCTATAAGGAAATCCAGTGGTTCCAGCAGCAGGGTATCACCACTGGCTGGCCGGATGGTACGTTCCGTCCAACACAATCAACTGACCGTGACGCAACTGCTGCCTTCCTGTTCCGTTACGCCTACAAGGTTAAAGGGGTTGGAGCATAGGATAAACCAATAACTATATAACAAATAACCTGTTACAGGGGTATACCGCACCACCACCTGTAGCAGGTTATTTATTTGTCTTATGTTATTCTGTGACTAGATAATTTTAAAAACTTTTTGGAAGGAAAACTGTACTGTGAGTTATTATGCATCCCTAGTGAACCCTGAAACAGGGGAAACCGTATCCGCGAAATCGATCTATTCAAACAAGAGTTTGCCTGTAGAAATGTCAATTGTTATTGATGACAAGTACTCATCTCTACTTATGATGACTTTAGGCGGTAACGGCGTGTGGGAGCTAAACAATATGTCAGCCGAAACATCATTGAATGTTCTACAACAGGTTATTTCTAACTTGCAGTGGCACTACATGAACCGTGTAAAACAATCCCGAAAAGACAACCTAGAATTACGAGCATGTGACCTTCTAGGCGACATGATCATAATGGCGAAGAACTCACCAAACACCATATGGGTGGTAGACTAGTGTGTAAACAATAACCTATTGACTAGGGGGAACACTAGCTGTATGAGCAAACCACAAAAGACGCTTAAGGATATTGAAGAGGCTTTAGATAATCTAGTAGCTTCCAAAAAGAAAGCAGATAATGTTGAGGAATTAAAGAGTGAACCAGCTCTGCGGCAGATACATGAGTATAGCCAGGATCATCATATAGAGGAGCCTAAGGTAAGATAATTTGCATGTAGCATATAGGTTCTGGTATGATAATTTTAATCGTTCATTCTGCCTCTCATAAATATGAGGATGTGGGATGGATCTTTGAGCCAATCCAGAGCTCATCCACAATTTTGTTGCATCTATGATGTACACAAAATAATGGGGCAGAAATATTTTCTGCCCCATTTTTATTGCCAATAATAGTTGAATATGTTTGAGAATACGTTCAAAAGTATACCCATAACATCATATTGTTTGTTCACATCTTTACGTCAAAAGGGAAATCTGATCCTGATATTTCTCCTCTATCTATTTCCCTAGTAGTAGACAGGCGGTTGCTGAGCCAATCCAAGAATTTCTGCCACATCGTTCTCATCTTCAACTTCCTAAAATATTAGACCGTAACAAATCTTCGGGTACTCGTTCAGACACAAAATGCAGTCGTGTATGAAGCGCCCCAATACCAGTAATGAAATCAGAGATATGTTCACGTGCTTTAACCCACTCTATACTACTATTATTATAGTATTCGGGAATTCTGATAACATTTCGAACAGCAGTAAAAAACATGTGCAACAGCTCAGCATAAAATATATCATCTTTGTGGCTACCAGTGAAGCCGATCAGCCTCATATTGCTAACAATAAAATCCTCAGAGACATTAATAAACTTAATACCTGTACCGAAAAAGTACTCCTCAAGAGCTTTCTGTGCTAAACGATAATCATCTTTCAAACCTCTCGTAGGTGCCAACCACAAGCACGCTAGAAATTTATCTAACGGCTCGGGTAGCGCCCCCGTGAGGTCTTCAAGGCGCACACCCCCAATGGTAGGGTGGTTCTTGGGTGATGGTTGATTCATAACGTTATTATACTAGTGCGATAAAAAGCTCTGGATGCTACTAACCAATAACCTTCAAGAGCAGCGCTTTTTTCGCCTCTTTCAGATAGTCCAGCCTCTCTCTAAGGTTTTCCTGAGTAAGAGTAGCCCGCTTATACTCGCGTACTGCATCAATAAATGCACCCAATTCTTCTGGATTCTGGTAGCAGCGCTCTCGAATAGCGTTCAGTGAAACACTAGATGGTAGATCGTGGTGATAAATAAAAGCGTGCCGCCAAAAGTTTTCAGTTTCTTTGGGGTAATACTTATTTATCCCTTCGAAAATATAGTGTACTTTCTGAGACATCTCCTCATTCACTAAAACAGGCTCGATAGATATTCCTGATATATGAGTTTGAATGTGTGTAAATGTAAATAAATACAGTGGATTGGCGGGTTCTTGAACCGTTTGAGGTAATTCTACTTGAGGTGTTTGATGTGAATTATTTTTCTTACACCAAAACATGTATTTCCTCCTTACAACTTTTTGGTTTTTAGGTGCTACTTATTACTTGGCTGCTTAGCATGCTCCCAATCACAGGAAATAGCTATGTCGCTCCCATTCCCACTGTTCGCGTTAGCAGTCACGCAGTACACTTCAACACCAGATTTTTCGTACTTGTCTAGACAGCTGATAGCTTGCCCATGTATACCGCTGTTTCCACATACATTTTGGTCTCCACGCCCACCACCGTCAGCGCCAGCACCAGTCATGGAGGTGGCGGTGAGAAGGATTGCTACTGCTGCTAGTGATTGCCCTAGTTTACGCATAATGTTTACTCCTTGTTGATGATAGTTTTGTGTTTGCGTGTTCTAGTGTAGCTCATATGTTTTGAAAATAGTAAAGGTGGCACGTGTTTTTTCTTAATATTCTTGAATATTACGAAAATGCATGTACCCTGCAGATGGTTTCTGTTAGGGTTGTTTCAAGAAAATAATCCTAGATGGTGAGGATGGTTTTATTATGATCGCAACCAAGTATGTTGGCAAAATGTATACAGCTGAACGAGTGTGCGGTATGCTCAATACTTCTTCTGAGGAGCTGCAGGAGCTAGTACATAATAATGTGATTCTGCGGCTCACTAATAATCGTGGGCAGGCAGGTTACCCTGTTTTCCAGTTCGATAATGGGGGCATCAACCCTGATGCCCAACAGGTTATTAAAATCCTGTTAGATGGCGGATATGACCCAATGACAGTAGCTTTCTGGGTTTACCGCCCATCAGAGCTTATGGATGGGATGAACACTATCGAATACATGGCAGAGTCCCAAGACAACAAGGATTTCATTGTTGGTTTAGCTGAACTAGATGTAGCTAATCTACGAGCAAACTTCTGACAGGAAAAATAAACATGTCTAATATCAAAAACCCTAACAACATTAACACCCAGATTTTAGGTGAAGCCCTCACGAATGCTGGGTTATCTTGGGGTAACGTTATCTGTTACGGGTACTATGGTTCACAAGCTGTAGGGCTCGCATATGCGGGTTCTGATGAAGACGTTTTCATTATCTGTGATTATAAGAAACTTCCTGAACGTTACGCACGGAAACGGCACACTGAGATTAACGGTGTAGATGTGCGGATCATGTCTTACGAGAATATTCGTGCAGAATTTAAAGGCATGTTTGATGTGTTCTGGTTACACAATTTTGTTTACACAAGACCGGACGGTTCAACACATCCGTATGCTAGGTTCGTGAAGAACACTCGTTTGTCTGCTTGGGCGTGTATGGATACTTTGTTCAGGGCAGCTGTGTTTAACACGGTTTTTCTGCAACGTAAAGTCAAGGAATATTACGATGATCCTAACGCTGATAATCGTCGTAAAGTTTATAAAACTTTTAAACGTGTTTTGAAGCATCAGATGGTTTACCTGAAAATTGAGGACTATATTTTAGGGGTGTCACCCAGTTACTATCCTGCTTTCACGAGTGAGGAACGTGATCGTTTGATTGACTCCACAGAGGAGGGCACTAACCTTATATTGGATCATGGTACTGATCCTGTTGAGGTTCTGGAGGGGGTTGCGCCTAATAGTGAACTATTTCAGAATATTTGTTTATCCGTCAAATATAGATGATTATCTGTCTACCCCGACACAGACGTAATATTTCTACCATTATTAGGTGTATTCAACATTATCCCAGTATTATTGATTATATCGAAACAAAAGATTTTGTTGAGGAGGAGGGTAGCCCACCATGTACAGAACACTCAAAGACCGTACAGAAAAGAAAACTCAAGCCCAAGCAGCTAAAGTTCGAGGTATATACCGTAACCAACGGAATAATATTCCACTAGAAGAAATGCACCTACTAGATAAGGGTATAAACCAAAATGATTTAGTAGCCTACAACAAAATTCGTGAACAAGGAAACAATAAAGACTGGTACACAAAAACACGCCCGAGAACCAAACACTCTCGCCGCAACCAGCACCCAGAATACGCCTATTATCCGAAGAAAGGACACAACCTAGCCAATAATGCTGAACAGGTAGACCACACCACACTACCCTACAAATACCGCAACCCCATAACCAAGACAGAAGAAAAAATACGTGACCTAAAGGTTAGAGCAACAAAAATCGACTAACCTACAGGGGCGCAGAAAGGTGAAACAGGAAAATGTACAATTCATACCTCGAAGAGATCATGGAAATGTCAGCACCAGAACGTGAAGAGCTGAAAGAAGGCTTATTACGTCACGGCGACGACGAAGAGCTACGTTTATTGGCTCAGATAGAAGCAGAAGAAGCTAAATGCCACTGCAATAAAGGTTCATATTACCTCCTCTAAAGATAACTATTAAAATTGGAAGCTTAAGATAATGACAACCAGTAGTAATGAAGAAAAACATGAAAAGCAGAGAATGTTTGGCGGATCATCTAGCCTGCAAGGTAAAGATCTGTTTGGGTCCAAACATAAGGCTAGCAGGAAAATCTCAGATTTAAGTGATGAGGAGCGAGCTGACCTTTGGTCTACGATCAAAAATATATTAGCCGCAATTTCAGTGATCCTAGTGGTTTCTTTTTTCGTTTTCAACTTCCTGACTGGGAATTCCCTAGTGGGTTCCGCTCCCACTGTTAAGGATCATTGGGTGAAGAAAATAGACCTTAAAGGTCTGGAATTGTCTCAAGACCAGGTTATACATGGTGAAACTCATAGTGACATGTTTTATGTGGACGGACAGGTTGACGGTAAACCTGAGCTGTTCGTGTATTACCGTTATGTTGATGACAGCGGGGTTGTTCATGATAAGCTCACACCACGTAAAGATGTTGAACTTGTTGAGGATCTTCCCACTGGTGCAGCATCATATGTAGAGTTTAGTGCTGATTACAGGCGTGTGATGACTAAACAGGAATGGGCAGATAGTCACCCAAACCATGAAATCTTTGGGGTTTTCATCCAAATACATGAGGGTCTATTTATCAACAAAGATAAAGCCACCACTGAGAAACAGTCCCCTCCATGTTTCATAGAAGTAGAAACATGCACAGGTAACACCAGAACATCAGATGTTAAACCAAAAATCAGTGTGCATCTACCCAAGGGTGCTATTATTGAGCATATTGACCCAAACACTATCCATAAGGGAGAAAATAATAAAAAATGAATCCAGACAAGGCATATAGAGAATTATATCAATATGAGAAGGATCTTCAAGAGAAAGGTCTTTACCCTATCAAACTACCCTTGAAAACATGGCAGGCTATCAAAATCCCACTTGAAGGGGCAGTAAAATATGCGCCTTCTGGGTCTATAGCCCAAGTGCGTGTACATAATTATCAAGAACCTTTTAAACATCCTGCGCTTAGGACAGAAGTTTTAGGGATTACTCCTGATGGTTGTGAAAAAGTACTGTGCCGCTATGAGGAAGAAAAGGTAAGTGACGAGTTCTCTAATGAGGTATTTGATGTGCCTCAAGTATTCACCTATATTGGGGAGAATTTTGAGGAGTATGCGGAACCTTGGACAGTAGTTTATCTGCCAAAGATTGTTGATACTAGTGTATACATGCATCATGAAACTTTTAGATATGAAGGGCTGCATCTTATGCTTCCTGTTTTCTAGATGGGATAGTCTCTCATACCCTTATTCCAATATTTCTCCCACCCACCCAATGAAAGGCTCTGACTAATGAATAAACCTATCCTCGATCCTAATGATCCAGTTTGGGCTGGGTTGTCTGATATATCTCGTGACGAGTTGTTTATTCGTGGTTTGAGACGTGCTTTAGATACTTCTGTGGGTGATGATCTTGCGGTGCGTCTTATGTCTATACGTGCTGCTATCCCGTTTGGTGATGATCCTGATAAGTTGCAGAGGATTTATGATGCTTATGTTGGTTCGCCTGAGTTAAACGAAAAGCATGATGATGATTCTGGGTTTGATATGGTTACGATTCTTGAGAACCAAATCCAGCATTCAGATAACAGTAGTTTATGGCTTGAATCCGGTGAAGACTACTATTATTTAGCTAGGGATCTTCGTAACACGCGAGTCAATAAATACCTTGCGGGTGATGATGATTATTCTCTGAATAATATGGCCAATAAACTTGATGTATCCTCAACTGACCTGTTCAGGTTTGAAAACTGGAATAAAGACAACCCAACTTCCTTGAGTAGTGAAAAGGTCATGGAATACGCCGCTTGGCTTGGGTATGCTATCAGTTTCAAACTATACAATCATGGCTGAATAAAAACACAAACATGCGGGTTCCTTTCTCATCATAATTTTGGTTAACAAGATTATGGTGCGGGAACCTATATGTTAAAAGAAGACAAATATAATCAACCCTACATAGGAAGACGGAAATATGCTCTGCACCTATATTTTTAGATTAAACACCCCACCACAGATCGGTTTAAACGATATAAAAGAATCATATGATTATGCTGATTTCACTACAGGTAGCATGGGTGCTGGTGTTTGGGAGACTCAGTTCTATAATAAGAAAAAGGATGACCTTGAAGACGGCTATATGACAGCTAAACTAGTTGGTGCTGTACTTTTTGGGGATCGTTGGCTAGTAGATGCTTTAGAACTAGTTAATCACCCGTCTTTCCCAACTGAAAACGAGACTGCTGCTATAGAGAAAATGGGTGGCGTTGATTTCTCTAATACAGTTGATTCACCATACTCAATTTCAGATAATGTGGTATTTTTGCCAGGGAAATGTGTAAATAGTATAAGTTTTTCAAATAGTTCTTCTTTCACTTGTAGGACAACACATATTCGTCCCTTATATTTGCGAAAAGATAGCCAATATAAGTTCACCCTAACTAACACTATGATCCCCAGTAGGTACGTTATGGTGACAGTAGGTTACGTTGTTTCATGTGATATAGAAGGTAATGATCGACGGGATGGTGACACTATCCATAAGGATATTGCGGAGCGTACCTTAGAATCTTATGACCTTTCTCAGAGTCGTTGGAAGCCATTTATTCATGAGCGCCAGAGTGTTGTTATGGAACCTTCGCTGAACCACCACATGTTCTCAGATACAGGGATGGGGTATGGACCTTATTATAAAGAGATCCAATACGAGGAAGGAGTCACTGGCACTGAGATAGTGTGCAACAATTTCCTATATTGTGGACAAGAACGTGAGTTTATGGATAACATGCATGGTTTCTTACCTGTCTATGATTTGCCTTGGTTTTTCCAGATGCCATGTGGCGCAGTTGAATATCTTGGTTACAAGGCTGTCAACGGTGAGCAACCTGCACTGCATGTTGCTTCTTTCACTGTTCTCCCCAATAAGAGTGACACAGAAGAATGGACTGAGGTCATGAATTCTTGGATGGAAAAATATAAGATGCTTAGCCTGTCAGGTTCCAGCTGGTATAAAAACAAGTAAGAAAAGAAATAATATGTCAAGCGGTTTCAAACTATGTGATGCTTCTATCTCCGGTACCCTAGTTCGCCCTGATGGGATGAGTACAAATGATTTTGCTGAGTACTGTGACTGGGTTGAGAAAGTAATAAGAGAGAAAGCTAATTATTTCAATGTTACAAAGAAAACACAACGAAAATATGTGACTACTTGCTTCTACAATCTTGATGGAACTATGGTTTATGTTGAATTTAAGGACGGCGTTAAATATGTTCCTGTCATTGAATTTGACCCCAGTAAACATCCCGATCCTCTGATCGCTCAATGGGTTCTAGAGAACTATGAGCTACCTATAGATATTTGGGGGTTCAGTATATTTACTGGTAACCCAGGAGAACTAGGTGAAGTTTTGATCAGTTTTGAGGAGCTGACACAGTTTTGATCACATTAAATATTGGTAACTATATTGCTGATTCTCAGAAACCTCATGTGGTTAGGTTCAGTAAAAAATATGTTGCCAAAACGACAGGTAGGATAACATGGCAGATCAGGTATAAAGGCAAATACAGGTATGAGCCTGAGGAGATACTGTGTAATGCTGTTGAGTGTGAAGGGTGGGGTGCCCTGAACGATATAGCATATAAAGCTCACGTTAGTGCTAGTACAGGCAAGTTCACGTTCAAAAGCGAACCACCCCAGAATGGTGACGAAACAGATATTGTTGATAAATACCTACTCGGCGGTATTGGGGATGGGGCACGTAGGAAACTTCTTGAGGATAAATATAACCTTAGGTTTATTCTTTGGTAGTAACAGGTATGTTATATGGGAATGGTAAAAATAATCTCTAAATTTAATATAAAAAATAAGGATGGGCATCCTCTGACTTGGGCAGAAGCTCGTGCACAAGGCAGAACCAGAGAATGGTTTAAGAATGCTGTTGTTGATTCCGTTCGTACTATATGTTTTATTCTTATAATCTCTTGTCTAGTTAAGATGTTTCTTATAAAAGGTTGGTTCCATATACCATCAGGCTCTATGGAAGGTACTCTCCAAGTCAACGATAAGGTTTTGGTTAATGTAGCAGGAACTTATATTCAAGGGATCAAACGTGGTGATGTCGTAGTATTTAAAGATTCGCAAGGATGGATGCCAAAAAAGGAACATCAAATAAACCCTATAAATGACGGGCTAGTTTTCTTGAATATCCTTCCTGACACATCAGTTAACTACATTGTTAAAAGAGTAATTGGATTACCTGGTGATACTGTTGAAAGTGACGGTGAAGGAAAAATCCGAGTTAATGGCGTTGAAATTACTGAACCTTACGTGAGTGCAGATTCAAAACCGTCTCGTATTTCTTTTAAGGTGACTGTTCCTGATGGTAAGTATTTTATGATGGGGGATCACCGTAATAATTCTGCTGATTCTCGTTTTCATATTGCAGACGGCAAAACTTTTATTCCACGAGAAGATATTCTTGGCTCTGTTTTTGTTGTGGTATGTCCTTCTGACCATTTCAAATTTTTGGATGGTGACCATAAGGTTTTTCATGATGTACCTGAGCCTGTTATTCAGAGATGATAAGATTATTTTCTTCAAAATACCAATAATAGCTCTATTGAGAAGGAGAAGAAAGAATGAGCGAACAATATACTGTAACCTTCAAAACAGTTCAAGAATGTTTCTATGATTCATGGCAGAACGAATACGGTTGGTATGTGTGGGAATCTGAGCCTATGAGTTTAGAAGAGATGGCTACTGAGTTCGATACTAGTGGCACCCCACCATATGATTGGGAGTGTGAAGATAATGATTTTCTTGATCCTGTAACCCACGAACCTGTCCCTGGTTTGCATATGTGGTGGGGTGATAAGAGGGACTATGCTACAGGTAAGCTGATACCTATGGATGATTCTAACCTTAGAACGGTTTATGATCCTGATATTGATTCTACTTTTGAGATTCATACGAGACCTAACCCTATAACTTCTAGAAGGCTTCAAAGATATTTCACTGAGAACCTGCTTGTGCGTCCGTTGGATGGTGGTTTTTTTAATAGTGTTAGGTGCAGCATCAGAAAAGTCGAAGAGTAAAGGAAGATAATATTATGGCTAACTTATTTGATGATCTAGATATTGGCGGAAACGTTAATTCAGGTGATGTTGAGATAGTATCAACAAAAGTTATTGATGGTGATTTTAACGTCTTTATGATGTAGCAACACTAGGAAAAATATCATTTGTAATTTTAATGATATGTTTTATCTTGGTGAGAACCTGTATCCTGTAGATATTTATCTTAGACATCATGATCTAATTTAATCAGAACTATATTTTTTGCTTTCCAAAAATTCTATAAGTCAATAAAGGGAGAGGGTTCAAGACGTAAAAATCTTGCCCCCTCTCCCTTACTATTTTAACAATTATGGGTGAAGCTTAACCTGATCGGACGGCATATGCCGCACATCCAATGTTGATGCGAGTGCGTTAGTGTGTACCCGAAGCTTTACGACACGCATCTCACTGTCACAGGTGTTAGTTGAGTTAGGGTTGGTTCCTTCAACGGTTGCAACTTGTAGCGCACCACCTTGCTCTGAGACTTCGGCTCGCGCATCATTACATGATCCACCATTAACGGGGACACTGAATGTAATTTCTTGTTCACCTGTTACCTCATAGTGCACCCATTCTGAGATTTGTTCGTTGGTGAGAGGCACAGTATTAGTTTCGTGTATTTCTTCGCATCCTGCACCAGCACTTACGGTTGGTGGGATTACGGGCACGAAAGCATCCACGTAGGCGTTAGCAGTGGGTGCTGAGATGAGGGATGCACCCAATGCGAGGGTGACGGCACCAGCCCCGATCATGGTGTTGCGGCGGGTGGTGGGCAGTACAGACTTGAGCATAAGTTTTTCTCCTTCTGCTTGACTATATCTTGCGTTTCCCACGCTACTAGAGTTTCAACCTTGGGTGTAGGTGACACGCCCAGAATTAAAATAAAGTTTTGATAAAGTTTTTTGGGTATGAAATAACCCGTATACAACCATAATTCGAGTGCTAATGTGGCGTATACGGGTTATATTAGATATTCAGGATATTAGAAGTCCCAATCCTCATCCTCAGTGTTCACGGCTTTACCGATCACGTAAGATGAGCCAGATCCCGAGAAGAAGTCATGGTTCTCGTTAGCGCTCGGTGAAAGAGCAGACAGGATAGCTGGCGAAACATCAGTCACGTTCGCGGGAAACATGGATTCGTATCCTAGGTTCATGAGTGCCTTATTTGCGTTGTAGTGCAGGAACTTCTTGACGTCTTCGCTCCAACCTACACCATCGTAGAGTGAGTGTGTGTAGGCTACCTCGTTCTCATACAGTTCGTATAGTAGGTTGAACGTGTATTCTTTAAGCTCTGCCTTACGTTCCTCGGTTTCTTTCTCTAAACCACGCTGGAATTTATAGCCAATATAGTATCCGTGAACAGCTTCGTCACGAATAATCAGACGAATCAGATCGGCTGTGTTAGTCAGTTTAGCGTGTGCTGACCAGTACATGGGTAGATAGAATCCTGAATAGAATAAGAAGGATTCTAGTAGTGTGGATGCTACCTTCTTTTTGAGTGGGTCATCCCCTGTGTAGTATTTGAGGACAATATGTGCTTTCTTCTGCAGGTGCTCGTTCTCTGATGCCCAACGGAAGGCATCATCAATTTCTTTGGTTGAGCTCAGGGTTGAGAAGATTGAGGAATATGATTTTGCGTGCACTGATTCCATGAAAGCAATGTTGGTGTAAACAGCCTCCTCATGGGCTGTAACAGCGTCAGGGAGCAAAGAAATAGCCCCAACCGTGCCCTGGATGGTGTCAAGTAGTGTTAGCCCCGTAAAAACCCGCATAGTGAGTTCCTGCTCCTCTTGGGTGAGAGTCTTCCACGACGGCACATCATTACTCAACGGAACCTTCTCAGGTAACCAAAAATTACTGGTTAAACGATCCCAAACCTCAAGATCCTTATCGTCCTCAATACGGTTCCAGTTGATAGCCTGCACAGCCTTGCCATGATTAATCATAGTTTTACTAGTTTTTCCTGTCTGAATAGTTTAGTTAAGCAAAAAATACTAGGATTAGTGTACCCTATAACCCCTATGAAATTCATATTTCGTGGTATGTTAAGAAGCACCTAAGTAAGATTTTAATGCTTGCTCATAGTAAAAGTTTCAATTCACCACAACTCAAAACACAGTTTGACACGGGGGGGGGATTAGGGACAATAGTGAAACAGTATAAACCCACAAGTAAGGAGCGAAAAATGGGTGTAGAAACAGTAGGATATATTAGGAACGGGATCACCCCAGAAGAGTTGGCATGGAAGATTGAGAAGTATATCAAGCCCTCTAAGCTAGAAATAGATAAAAGTACTACTATGGAAGAAGGACCCTTAGACGATAAACACCTGATGTTTGATGAGAGTCCAGTAAGATGGTACAAGCACGCATGGATTTCTCTAACCTCAGCTAGTGGTGACAATTTCCTACTAACCTATATTTACTCCAATAACACACATTTGGAAGAGCTGCATCATTCCATCGTGAACTACCCAGAAGATGTTCCCGCACACACAACCCATGCGGTACGTCTAAGCTTCGGTGCTCGTGAAGAGTCTCAAAGGATGATGAGGAGAATCGTGGCGTTGTTTGGTGGGTACTATGTTCCAGCTGACTCTATTGATGAGGTCTTATATGTTCCGCTACGTGATGCGTGTAAGGAATAGCTAATAGAAAAACTGGGGTTACTGTATTGTTTAGTAACCCCAATTTTTTATATGCGCCAATAGTTTGATGATCTTATATGATTTCTGCTTTAAACTCGAAAGATACTTTTCCATCCCCACTATCTTTGATACTACTGGACATGATACTGTATGGGTTCACAGTTAAAGTACCAGGAACTCTACCCGATTTTTTGAGTCTTGAGTTAGCTTCCGAATCATGAATAGTCATAACTGCTTTATCTATATTTTCTACATCAGTTGCTATAGACACGAACCAGCTATTCTTTCTATTCTGGATGGGTTTGTGGACTGTTAGATCCATGTATTTTGATGCTGAAACAAGCTCACATCTGTGAAATTTGGTAGCTTTTTTACTTGTATATGTTATTTGGATATTTGTTTCTACTGGATATAGTTCCCAAGTTGTGATTTCTGTCATGTGTTTTACCTTTTCTTCACCATATTTGGTTGTTGTTCTCGGATAACTCTTGTAATAAGAATACCCCCGCTCATTGTTTATACTTCACAAATTAAGGTGGAGCCTCACCAGTTATTCTATGAGACTCCACCTTAAAAATATTCCAGATAAGATTATTTATCCTATAACATACAGGACACACAGCCTTCAACCTGTGTTCCCTCTAACGCCTGCTGCCGGAGGCGAATATAGTAGAGGGTCTTGATACCTTTCTTCCATGCGTAGATTTGTGCACGGTTGATGTCACGGGTTGTTGCGGTGTCTGGGAAGAACAAGGTAAGAGATAGCCCTTGGTCTACGTGCTGTGTGGCCACAGCATAGGTGTCAATGATCTTCTCATACCCGATATCGTAAGCATCCTGATAGTATTCCAGATTATCGTTTGTCATGAACGGGGCTGGGTAGTAGACTCGCCCCAGTTTACCTTCCTTACGGATCTCAATCTTAGAAGCAATCGGGTGGATTGAGGATGTTGAACCGTTAATGTAGGAGATGGAGCCGGTTGGTGGTACAGCCTGTAGGTTCTGATTGTACATACCATATTTGTCTACATCTGCCGCTAACTGTGCCCAATCCTCACTGGTTGGGATATGGTGGTTAGCGAAAAGTTCCCGCACACGTTCCGTCTGGGGTTCCCAATCTTGTTCCGTGTATTTCTTGAAGTATTCACCTGTCGCATACTTAGAGCGTTCAAACCCATCAAATGTTACACCACGTTCCCTAGCGATAAGCATTGAGGTTCGTACCGCATGGTAGGTTACGGTGTAGAAGTACATGTTCGTAAAATCTAGTGCTTCCTCAGAACCATAGAAAATATGCTCACGCGCCAAATACCCGTGCAAGTTCATCTGCCCCAAACCGACTGCGTGACTCATATTGTTACCGCGTTCCACTGGTGGCACGGATTCAATGTTAGACAGGTCAGACACGGAGGTGAGGGAACGAATAGCAGCCTCAACCGTGCTACCAATGCTGCCACCATCCATCGTTGCAGCAATATTCAAGGAAGCAAGGTTACAAGAAATATCCTTACCAACCTCATCATATTCGCCACCTTTCGATTTGAAGGTAGAAGGTTCTGTCACCTCAAGAATTTCGCTGCAGTTCCTTGTTGAAACACCATCAACGATGATGCTGTGCCCATCATCCACAGTCACATCATAAACATCCTCAATAGCATGAAACTCGATACTAGTGATGGTTGCACGGAACCTGTGGAATCCTTGGCGGTTATTCTGCGAAACAATGTTACTGGTTAGCTCATCCCATTTCTTCTTATGGCGTGATAGCCAAGTCAACTGCTCGTAAAGTCTACTACGATCTTGCCCATTGCTTACTCGTAGAGTCCAATTAGCTTTCTGGTTGTACTCTGCGTATCCGCCTTTACCGTCAGGGAGCATAGCTGTACCATCTTCTTTACGGTTCACATAGATACGGGAGTATACCCCTAAGTTCCCCAGAAGAACTTGGACTTCTTGAAGCATTCTTTTACTTGTAGAACCAAGCTCAATACTAATGTTCTTAGCATTTAGAGAACCTGTGACACAAGCGTCCATCTGGAACAGTCCGCTCAAATACGCAATAACAGTATCTTTATCGCCTTGCCAAACGAACTCGGGTACTTGGTGCTTGGTATGACGGTTAAAACCGTGTTCTTCCAAAACTTTAGCTAGTGGTGCGCTAGACATTGACAACCTGTCATTATCGCATTGTTGAACGAAGTCGGGGGTCAACGTAGCGTTATGCTTAGTTAGGAGATCATCACGTCCCTGCAGAACATTATGCACAGCTTCCCGTACAGCATCTTTCGCTTCCGCCTTGTCCACATACAGATAAACCTTAGCAGCAGTATTCTCAACCCCAGTATTCTCGTTCATAACATGGGAGAAAGAACCATCAGAAGCGATAACACCCGCAAGGTAAGCAAGTTCAGGATTATGTACACTACCAAATACGCCTTCTGCTGGTTGAACAAGCAGATGATCCCCAGGTTCGAGCTCGGCGAGCCTCTTCACAATGATCTTGCCGTCCACTTCTACAGGGAACTTATGCCAGGCAGTACCTTTGAGCTCCCACCCTTCCTTAGTGGAAATTTTGAAGGTTTCAGCATCCTTCTGGGTTAAGAAAGCTCGGGTAGAATCCTTAATTGAGACAGACTGTTTAGTAAAATCCTCACGAACAGAACGGTTATCTGAAACAACCTGAAAATCTTCCTGTGAAGCATACAAGTCGTCAAAACGCTTATACCCGTTAGTGGTGAGTAGTCTGGTATCCCCAGTCAGGCAGAGGTTACTCATAATAACCTTACCGTCAATCGGGTTAGCATGGTTTACAGTATCCTCAAACATGATGTACGGGTAGCCGGACTCGAACTGAATCTCAGCCAACGTCTGGAAGAATTCACGTGCGTTAATCTTGGTTTTGCGGATACGTGAATCATCAACCATCTCATAGTATTTCTCAGTGACGTTCACATAGGCGAAAGGCACCCCATAGACTTTCTCCACATCATAGGGGGAGAACAGGTACATGTCCTCATCATATTTAGCGAGTTTGAACGTAATATCAGGGATCACAACACCAAGCGAGAGAGTCTTAATACGTACCTTCTCGTCAGCATTCTCTCGCTTAGTATCAAGGAAAGCATAAATATCAGGGTGGTGTGCATGCAAATATACTGCGCCCGCACCTTGACGGGAACCAAGCTGGTTCGCGTAGGAGAATACGTCCTCAAGCATTTTCATGACTGGGATAACACCAGAGGATTGCCCCTCAACCTTCTTAATAGGTGCACCAGATTCACGTAGGTTGGTTAGACATAACGCCACACCTCCGCCTCGTTTAGAGAGCTGTAGCGAGTTTTGGAGGGCACGCCCAATGGATTCCATATTGTCTTCAACTGAAAGCAGGAAACATGACACAAGCTCCCCACGCTGCTTTTTGCCAGCGTTCAAGATTGTGGGTGTTGCTGGCTGGAAACGACCAGAAATGATCTCGTCCACAATACGTTCAGCAAGCTCGTTATTGCCGTCGGCAAGTAGTAGGGCGGTCATGCATACTCGGTCTTCGTATCTTTCCAGGAAACGCTTACCATCAAACGTTTTCATTGCATAGGAAGTATAGAATTTGAATGCGCCGAGGAAGGTTGGGAACCGGAACTTGGCTGCATATGCTCGCTTGAAGAGAGACTTCACAAACTCGTAACTGTATTTATCGAAAAGTTCCGGCTCGTAGTATTCGTTTTCGATCAGGTACTCGATTTTTTCCTTTAGATTATGGAAGAAAACAGTGTTCTTATTGACATGCTGTAGAAAATATTGGCGTGCTGCTTCCCTATCCGCATCAAACTGGATTCTACCTTCATCATCATAAAGATTAAGTAGAGCATTCAGCTCATGGTAGCTGAGATTCCGGTACCTTTCTGGGGTGTTATCCTTCGTGTCAGTGTTGAAAGTGTCTAGTGCTGATGGTTGTGTCGTTTCCAAAATTCTTCCATTCCTTGGTTTACTTTTACTACATCTTCTGGGGTTCCCATAAGCTCAAATTTGTAGAGCACAGGTACCTCACATTTTTGGGCGATAATATCTGCTGCAATACAGAATTTATCACTAAAGTTCGTGTTTCCTGCCCCAATAACACCAAGCAGGTGCTTCCTATTGGTCTCAATGTTGAGGAACTTCACTACTTGGGGTGGTACATGCCCACCTTCTTTCCTAGGGTTACCGTAAGTTGGTACACATAGAACATAGGGCTCATGAACAATGATCGTGTCTTCACCCGTTTTTAGAGGCAATGGTTTATGTCTCACATTAAGTTTCTCAACAAACCGTCTTGTGTTACCTGAAACTGATGAAAAATACACGATCAGAGGCGTGTTTTTGGGCGCACTGTATTCGCCTTCATCATCCATGAGGGGTTCCTTCCGTGAGGGGGTCTACTACTTATAGATAATAATCTATAAGATAAATATCGCCAAATATATTACGCTAATATTGCAACGGTAACGGGGCTGTGATGGTTCTGAAAAGCCAGTCTGGTAGCCTGCATTTATCAATAATGGTGCCTATTGGGTGGGTGGTGAATATTTTTTCTGTCCGCTTGGGGAGCGTAGATAATTCTTCAAGCTCTGCTGTTCTTTCTCCTGGTTCACTGACCCACCATTTCAAATATTTCATCTCATTCAAAGTGTCGTTACAGGCATGGTCACCCCATATTTTGTGTGTCCTTAACTGTTCAACAATGAACCTGATCGGTACACCCCATTGCTCTTTAAAATCTTTCAAAACCATCATAGTCTCATTGTTCCGTCGTCTTGGAAAATTATCATACGCATACTCTGGTGTTAAAAGAGCAGCAGCGAACCTTTTAGCATCACGTACAGCAATATTGTTCCTAGGTTCCCCATCAAAATGCATGACAAGATGCCCAAGCTGTTGTGCTATTTTTAGTCGTAGCTTATAGTAGTCCCTGCTTTGTGGGTTGATGATTATGATGGGTTGCCCACCTTGTAGGGAATATGTTTCAGTAATAATGTTTTTTGGTGCATAGGATAGGATCACACCATCTGATTCAATATGTTTCACTAACCCATTTATTGGGTTGTCTTCTATCCCCCAATGTTTTCTGACTTGTTCAGCGGCTAACTCTGGGATAGGGCTACGATAGGTAGTGGGGTCTGCGGGTAAACATGGTAGATTCACCTCAGGAAGAGGCGCATATTCGTTTAGAACATGTGCTGTTTCATGAACTAGTTTCATATATGCGGTGGCTGACATGTCAGCATCATGCCAACCTGATTGACTGCCTTCATCTATAAATAATGGTTCTGTGGGGTAAGAATAGTTGCTATCTGTACCTGGGTTTTCAAAGAAAATATGGGGTAGTCTTAGAGCGTCTACAATATTCTCTATATTACTGCTATTGGGTGTTGAATATCCGTTCTCCCAGAGCATCACTTCCCTTGGTGATACGAAGCATCGTGCAGCGAGTTCGTCACGTCTAACACCTAATAGGTGTCTACCTAGTGTTAGTCGTTGATGATCGAATCCCATTTTAGTTTGTTTTTCCTTCCACAGAATTTTAGGGGGAACTCTATTATTACATGCCCCAGATACTTATGTTCTACTTACCTTTCACTTGGTCACGCTTTTTGGGTGTGCACACAGGATTAATATTATTAACAATAATAGAAAAATACTGTAAACTGATGCTTAGGTACTAGCCAACACTGAGGAGGGTTATCACATGAATAAAGCAGGCACATTATTGAACAAGCTAAACATAATCCCTGAGATTCAACGACTCTACTTAGACATTACAGGTTTCTTCAAACCCAGAATAAAGGTCAGTCCCGAAACCATACACGACACGAGTAAACAAGGCACATTAGCTGTTGTAAGAACTGTGTTTGATGATGAGTGGGAAGAACGGCTCTGGTGTGTTGATATTGTGTTGCCCCATAAACGTTATGGGTGTTTGTATCACACACTATTTTTTAACCCTGATGTGTACTTTAAGTATCCGTATCAGGTAGCAATTTTTCAGGCAGAACAGCTGAACTTGCCAGAAAACAAGCGACAATATAACTACTTAAAATTCATGCATTGTGACACTTTACAAGAGCTCGTGGAAACATGCCTAAATGGTGCAGTTTTTTGCAGTATAAGTAATAAGCAAACATACCAGATACATATCACATCCGAAAACGTTCTTGAAGGTATCAGTGAAGGAAAGATCGTGTCAGGAGAACATAACGTTATGGAGAGAAAGTTCAAAGAATACATTTTCAGTATCACCCTATCAGCTGTAAACCCCTAAAAATTTGTATACCCATCACCATTTAGAGTATAGTGGGTACACAAGCATGGGGGCGTGGCGCAACTGGCAGCGCATCTGTTTTGCATACAGAAGGTTAGGGGTTCAAGTCCCCTCGTCTCCACAAGTACTATATAGGAGTCTTAGATACAATATGCATTTAAGACTCCCTTTTTATGTTCAGGAAAGGACAGAAAAATGACTGATCCCAAGAAATACAAGAAAATAGTTGAAACTATTGAACTGCTAGAAGGTTTGTTGGATGATGAAGATGTTGAGTTGCAGTCTGTTTGGGATACTTGGGTTACGAGGCTTGCTGGTGAGCATGCTTTGTATTATGTGAATGATCTGTTGGAGGTTATGAGGGAAGAGTGTATTGCTCTTAGCGCAGGTGAGGATTGGAATCCTAAAGATTCTAATATCCTGTCATATTCTTAAATATTAAACAGATATGAATGATGTTGTCTCGCTTGTAAGGTAAGATTATTTTGCAAAGAACAAGACAGCCCACGAGATATGGGTTCTCCCGATAACGACAGGATAACAATATAATCATGAGTAGCATGCGCACCCTTAAAGCGGGTGAAATGTTCGCTGGGTATGGTGGGCTTGCGCTCGCTGTATCCAGTGTTTTTGGTGCAAGCACGGCTTGGTTGTGTGAGGTTGATAAGTACGCTTCTAAGGTGCTTGAACACAGGTTCCCAAGTGTACCGAACCTAGGGGACGTAACAGCTGTTGATTGGGGTTCTGTGGAACCTGTAGACATTATTGCGGGTGGTAGCCCCTGCCAAGACGTTTCGGTTGCTGGTGGGCGTGCTGGCATGTCTGAGGGCACACGATCAAACCTGTGGGTTGCGATGCGTGACGCAATATCCATCATCAAACCAAGTTTCGTTGTCTGGGAGAACGTGAGAGGAGCACTAAGTGCAAAAGCCGACACTAATCTGGAATCCTGTCCGGGATGTGTGGGAGATACTAGACGGGCAAGAGAACCTTTTCTGCGAGCACTCGGACGTGTACTCGGAGACCTTTCCAAGCTCGGGTATGATGCTCAATGGCGTGTTGTTTCTGCCTCCGAAGTAGGCGCTGCACACCGTAGAGAACGAGTTTTTGTTTTAGCCCATAGGAGAGACTTATTCACTGTATCCCAAAACATTGTAGAAGATACAGAAAACCCTAAAAGTGATGAGACAGTAAAACACCTATTAGCAACCCCAACCGCACACGACAACAAAGGTGCATGCCTGTTAGAAAAACATCATGCTCGCCTAAAACAACGTAACCGGACACAAATGGGTAACCTGCAAGAAGATATTACCCACCTCATGCCAACCCCAAACACTCTAGACTATTTGGGGTACCGTGAAGGAGAAAAACGGGAAAAAGCGTTACGACGGGGTGTAGAAGGCGGATCGCTAAGATCATCAACAGGTAATCTACGTGAAGAAGTGCATTTCAATGCCGACCTTTACCTGCCTGCCGTGTATAGGTGGGAGAAAATACTTGGTAGAAAATCCCCAAGATGGACTATCATAGGAGACAACGGTAAACCCAAACTAAACCCCATGTTCAGTGAATGGCTCATGGGTCTACCAGAAGGATGGGTGACATCCCCAGAAATTGGTTTATCCTACGGACGGCAGCTCATGATCCTAGGTAACGGTGTTGTGCCGCAGCAGGCAGAAGCCGCACTTACAAGCATGTTAGGGAATCTTCTAAAGAAAGAGTAGAAATTGAAACTATTATCCTGGTTACTTGACAAGATACTACCCTCTGGGCACCAAACAATCGACACTGGTGAAGTTTCACCTAACAGTGGACCAATTAATATAAGAATGTAAATCTGATTTTGGTACTAGAAATCCCCTCTAGTGAACAACACGCTAGAGGGGATAACTATTCTATAAATCCCTAATATTAAGGAATAAAAGCATTAAAAAACGCTCGACGGAAACCCACATACTTATACGACGGGTAATCATCCGAAGGTGCTGAACCTCGACACTGGTAATCATACAAATTCAAGATGAAAACTTCGTGCACCTCATCAAGCATTTGTTTAGCGCGCATAGGTATGTTCACGTCACCGTACTCAAAATCGTAGTCATCCAGTAAATCGCTGACGTGTCCCCATCCGCGATCTTCTATGCTTTCAACATTTTCCTCAGCAATAACCTCATTAGTTTCTGCATCAATAACTTGGTAACTGAACGCATTATATTCACGCAGCTCAGTTTCTAAGTACCCCGTACAACCAACATTGAAATAGCCAGAATCTTTGTAAGCATCCGTGATTTTAAACCGTACAGGAACATACACAGGGTTCTTCTCCAAGAACCGCGCCTGTGGGTCTGTAAAACTTTCAGGAATACGCATTTATATATCTCTTTCTATTGTTTCGATTGATTCGACGGTCACATAAAAGCCCCATCCATAGTAACCGTTACCAATACCATCATCACCGGATACTTTAATCCTTGGGTGAGATTTTAGGTAGATAAAAATACTGAACTGATCGGACGTATCATAGTCAGGTGCTTCCTTATACTTGATAGCAGTTACAACCCCAAGATTTTCTCCTGTGCGGTTTGGAGACCATTCAGACCACCCATTAGGACAACACATGCACCCTTCGTTCTGGTTGATGATGATCTTGTACCCACTTCTAGTCTCGAAGCTATGAGAGTACATGCGAGTAATATATTCCCCAACAAGATTTTCGTTAAGCCATTCCGCTAGTTCATATCCGCTGAGGTTTTTATCTTCTATGAGTATCATGGGTTTATGATCCCTTCCTATTTGGTTATATCTACTAGGTGTAGATGTTTACTGGGTTTTAGTATTTGACTTTTCTATCCTATAGATACAAGTCATATTTGGTCAAAATCCCCTGTGGTTCTGAGACAAATGTTAAGGAAGGGTAAGTTTTATAGATACAAGAAAAATTAAGCCGCCACTATGCTTAGAAGGAAACCGCTTTGGGTAACAAACTAATAAAGATTCATGACTCCAACAGTTGGGAACTAAACATGTTCGACCCCAGAAATGATTATGAAGAATACACTATTGACTTCTGTAAGGATAATGGCACTGGTGTAGTTACTATAAGCTCCGGTTACACTGGTGAGAAAGCAACCCTACCAGGTGCACTCAAGTCTCTTAAATCGGAGGTTGCTTTCATAAGAAATGTTTGCCAGTTTACAACAAAGTATCTTTCCATGAGGCACTGTACTAGATGGTTGAACCAAGATGAAGCACTAACTTTTCTGCAGAAGCAGGAAGCCCTAATATTTATCCCAAGTACACTCAGGAATGAGTTTGTGTACCCTACCAAAGCTTCGGGGTGGGTACTCACACCAGAACCAACTAAAATTATTGAGAACTTCACTTGGGGAAACTAAAAAGTAAGGAATACTAACAGAATGATCTGCACCTATATTTTCAGGGACACAAAACTAAACACGTTAGCCAACTATTTGGATGCAGGAAAACCAAAAATATGTCTGCGTTTTGAACCGCATGATACCCAAAAGTCTCTATGGTATGTTCGTGAAATGCAAGACACCAAACGCGGGTTGCAAGCTACTGGGACGGTAGGGGCAGCTAAACTTGTGGGTATGGTTGTGTCAACTCATTCAACAACTTTGACGGATGGTATATATGAGCAGTTGGTGCGTACTCGTTTCACAGATTCGGTATCCGCTCCTGTTAATAATTCTATTTTTGTTAATTCAAGAGTTATTCAGCAGTATGAAGAAGAATCTGGTGGGTTCCCTAGCAGCTTCGATGTTAAACCAGAATATTTGAAGCCTCTCCTAGTGGCGGATGGTAAATACAGTGGTGCTGAGGGTGAAGAATCGGGATACTATATGGTTAGTGTTATTAACATCGCCTCACTGTATTCAAAAGATGTAGATGAAGCATATAAGTATAGGAGACAACATCTATACGCCCCAGTAGTAGAAAAAATTCTTGATCTTAACCATGTTACTCACACGAGATATAAGCCTTTCATGAGCCTATATCATACACACATATATTATGACCCGAACTACCTGTATGACTCTAACCCTAATGACTACAAATACCATGATCAGGGGTTTGAGAGCGTATGTGACGATGCGATCTGGGAAGGCGAAGACAAAGGGTTCAACGACTCAATGAGTTGCCCACTCCCACGCTGGTATATGCCGCTCATATATGTTATGCCAAATGGTATGGTACGTAACATAGAAGAAACTGCTTTACGGAAACTCGGAGATAACGACAGTTTCTCAATATCAACATTCAATCTCCATATGAACCAAGAACTAACACAAAGAGTTGTTACTGTTTTAGACCACATATTTGGAAGGACACTGGGTTAAAGTTATGATCTGTACCTATATTTTTGAGGACAACCAGCAAAACACTTTAGCTAACGCTACCAATATCAAAGACCCTAAAGTGTATATGGATATGAAACCTGTTATTGGGTTAGACATATGGCAAGTAGCAGAATGCAAAATCATTAAACACAAAAATGGCAGTTTTGAAAAAGCAGAAGCCAAGAAACCCGTTCGGCTTGTTGGCGCTGTACTATCTGCTCACGATAAGGTTCTAATCAACACTGCCCATGATTGCTTCCCTGAATTACGGTCAGAAGAATCATATTTCTACACGTCAGACAACTCCATATTTGTTCCTGAGCATATTATTAGCCGATATGTTGAAGAACAGGGGGAACAGGTTAGGGGTATTAATGTGAAGCCTAGGTATATTACACCAATAATTGTTAATACTCATGAAGGATATAAAACATATTATGCCGTGAGTATCATATACACGGGAGCAACCTACAACCGTGCAGAAGACGGCAAATATTTCTGGCAAATCCAACCTAACCTAGTTGATTTAGCCGACCAGATACTTGATTTGAACAACATATCCCATACTAAAAATAAGCCATACCACCGTTACGGTCACTCATATATACAACCGTCACATATTAGGGCAACAATACCGCACGCTTATTTCGATGATCTTGATTTCAATATTGTGTGCGACGATAATATTTGGTACGGAAAATATATGGGGTTTTTGAAAGATGATAATTTTCTCCTACCCCAAGCACACAGCACATGGGTGTACAACATGCCAAAAGGAACAATAGGTGAGCTTATAGATAAGCATATTAACGAAACGGAGACAGAACTGTTCTCGTTAGCATCCTTCAACATTTACAACGATAAACAGTTTACCGAACGGATAACTAACGTACTTAACACCCTAGAGGACGAAGATTAAACATGATATCTACCTATGTTTTGGGGATAGGTTTAATATATCAAGTGGTATAAGAGATTGGTCTGAAAATATGGTTTGGATAATGTTTTTAGATTATGTATACTTGTAGATAGTTACCTACGTTATATCAAAGCTATTATTCTTCTTCTCTAGGTTCTTCCTAGATTAGGAGAGTAATAGCTTTGATTGTATCTAACGAAAAGAATAAAAGAAACCAAAGTTTAACGTTTTGCAATCACCCCTAGTAATTAGTGGTAGCATCTTGTATATAACTGAAACCACTTCATCCTGGAAGGCAACCATACTTGGGAACCAGCATCAACATAACAACAAAAATAGAACAAAACTGCACAGCTTCACTACTACAGTTCTCAACACTTCACGGGTGCAGAGTAGCATTCATAAGCGACGACCATAGAACAATCATCTTTGAACCAAGAAAATACGTGCAGCTCGCGGAAGAGCCACGAAAATCTAAGAGCCTAGTAAAAATTATTGGCAAGACCCGTAAAGACAAAAACAGTACTAAAAAGAAATATGTGAAAACTAACGCCTCCGACCTGCGTCTAACTTTACCTAACCCGATAGACCCATCCTTAGTAGTTGGGTCTATCGGGCTTCGAGTACACCAAATCAAATTCAACACTGCAAAAAAATCAATGATACTCACATTGAGGCACCCAAAAATAGTGGGGGTTCGACGACCATTAGATAAAAAAGTTTGGGTGTATTGTGGTGATGACACGATCATTCTGTCTAGCATGCCGTAAAATTATTATAGAAATATTTGTTACCTAATTATTGGGAAGGATCACAAATTTTGGGTTCGTCAGAAACTTTTGTTCTACCACAGTATAAAGAAATGTTCACAGAAGCAGTGCGAAGGTGCCAACGTTTAGACGGCTTCTATCTTCCAGGTGAGATACTTGGGTCTGCTTACCGTGGATGGTTGCAGCAGCAGTGTGAAGATTTGAGCACTAACCTGCAGAATAATAACCAGTTAGCAGGCGAGATGCAGCATATGGGTTCCAGGAAGAACCGTGTTAAGCCTTTCTATGTTGCTGGGCAGGCTGTTATTGTGGGTAAACCTGAGGGTGTTATCACGTCTTTGTCTGATGTTGATGATATGCGGATCATTGTGCAGGTGCGCCCTGAGGAGAATATTAGTTTAGGGGCGTCTGGGTACATTATTTCGGCTACTGCTGAGGAAACGAAGAAGTATGTTACTGATCTGATTGGTAGGCATCGAGAAGACCTTATTGTGGGTTTGTCGCAGGCTCTTCACCAAGCATCAGCAGAGCTGTCTGTTATTCTTGGTGCGCCTGAGGTTCAGGAGCTTGCTAAAGATTTGCAGCAACAGAATGATTATGTTAATTCTGTAGAGGATAACCAGTAATGATAGATAACGAATATAATCGGTTCCTTGAAGCAATAGATAAGATCGCAATGACTTTTAACCAAGAAGGAAACTCTATTGTACTCATAAACGGAACAAGGTCACCAAAGCTCAGCCAACGGTACAGTGAGTTAATATAACTATGGGAAATAAAAAGAAAACAGAAGTACCAAATATTAGAGTGAGCATTAGTCATTCAAAACCCAATATGTTACCTAATGATAGTTTCTATCAGGCTATAAAATTTATTGGTGGTAACGTGGGTTATAAGCTTTCTGGTGGTAAAGGTGTTATAGATTTGTCTACTGATCCTGCACCCAGCTATGAGTTATATGGGTACAGTGATAAGGAACCAACCACAACTATGTTTGATAACCATATGAATCAGCTTCTTACAGAGTATGAGGAGGTTGCCCACACTATAGCATCATGTGAAACCCCATATATGATTGTTGTGCGTTGGTGGTTCATCAATAAGAAGAAGCAACGCCTAGTCAGTAATGGACGTATTATTATGGGTGACGGTTCAGTGGATGCCCCGTTTATTGTGCAGGATCTACTCTCGGATACTGTTGTGAACCGTTATTCTTCTAGAAGGTATTCGCCGTTGTCGTGGGAGAGTATGGTGGATGCTGGTTTTGATAATGATCTTGTGGATTTTTATGAACCGTATTTTGCTTGTTAATTAGCCCTTAGAACCAATGAGGTAGACCCAAGTATAAGAAATATACTTGGGTCTATCTCATAAAATATTTAACCTTGATTTAAGGGAGCTCAACCTCACCACTGATAGCGTAATGAGCAGTACCCTTAGCAGTTTTCTCATCGTACCTGTGGGTGATCGTTACTGTTGCTCGGCCGTCCACGATCTGCCTACACATCTCTAAAGCAGTATCAGCACCATATAGATACCCAAGTTCCTCTGAAAGATACTGAGCAACATCCTCATTAGTAACTCTATTGTCAACAGGTTCAGTGATCTTATTGAACGCATCCTGGAAATCCGAATTAGTGTCAAACAGGGTTTCCTGCTGCTTCTGCTTCTGCATCTTTTCAGCTTCCTTAGCATCAACCAGACACACAACACGACCATCAGGGGTGCGGTAACGACCATAACCTAGATGAGCAAGAGCAACAGTATGAGTGTTCGGGTTAAGAACATCATCAATATACGATTCAGCTGTTTCGCCCTGCCACATGCTCCAACCTTTCGGATGTTCACCTAATTCTGCTGCCTGATCGATACTCTCATTATTAGCAAACTTATGTAAGGTAGACAGATAAGTATTAATTAGAGAGGTAACTGCAGAAATAATAGTTCCTCTGTGCATATTGAAAACGCCATTAAGAGTCGTAACCAGGTTATCTCGGTTAACTATGGAGGTTTTATCAATATCGACTCGACCGAATGTTCCTTGGTTCCTTACAGAATAACCAGAAACGTTACCATATTTGTTGATCATGTCAGTCATTAGGCGGGTTGCTAGGCTCTTACCTACACGTCGAGCAGTCGCAATCTCTTCGTTAGTGTACGTATCCTTGGGTAGTGCGTCTACGTATTGATCTACAAAATCTAGTAGGTTTGATACGTTTGATGGGGTAGTTGCCATTTGGTGTTGTCCTTTACGATAGTTGTTCCACAAGTTTCCTGTTTCTTGCGGGTGATATATGTTCTCTGTTTGTCACTAATAATCATATGTAAAAGACATTATCCGTATCAAATATTACGTAAATATTAAGCAGTTATTATTTACCCTACAGCCATGTTATTGAATCTAGAATATTTACCACTGAAAGCTAACGGGATAGTTGCGGTGGGTCCGCCACGGTGTTTAGCAATAATCATGTCTGCTTCACCAACTCTAGGGGTTTCAGGGTCATACATGTCTTCACGGTGCAGAAGAATCACCATATCCGCATCCTGCTCAATCGAACCGGATTCACGTAGATCAGAGATCATTGGGCGTTTATCGGTGCGTTGCTCTGATCCACGGTTCAACTGGGATAGGGCGATAATAGGTATCTCAAGTTCTTTAGCGAGAAGCTTCAAGCTACGAGAAATTTCGGATACTTCCTGTTGCCGGCTCTCATTTTTGCGTCCAGTAGTCATGAGCTGCAGGTAGTCTACAACAACAAGTTCTAGCCCGTACTGTTTTTTAAGTTTACGGCATTTTGACCGGATTTCTACTAGGGTGTTTTGGGGTGAGTCGTCAACGAATAATGGTGAGTTACCGAGTCTTTGTTGAACATCAATAGTGCGTTCCCATTCTGATTGGTCTAGGTCACCTTTTTTGAGTCTGTTCATGGGGAGTGTGGCTTCTGCTGAGATGATGCGCATACCAATTTCTGTGCTACCCATTTCTAGGGAGAAGAACACAGTTGATTTGTTGTTGTGCAGGGCTGCTGCTCTAGCAACGTCAATGGCCATTGTTGATTTACCAACACCTGGGCGTGCTGCTATAACAATCATTTGCCCAGGATGTAAACCACCTGTCATATCATCAAAATCGATGAACCCTGTTGGTACACCGTATACTCCGTCTGGGCGGTTTGAGTTTTCTTGGATTTCGTCTAGGGTTGCCCCCATGACATCAATGAAGGGTTTGTAATCGTCTTGACCTGCACTGGTGTTCTCAAACAGTGAATCTAAAGCACCCTGCGCTTCACCAAAGAGGGAATCAACCTCCTCAACATCCTTATACCCGAGCTCAGTGATTTTACCGCCAGCACGGATCAGGGCACGTTTCATCGCATAATCTTTGACGATCCTCGCATAATAGGAAACCGAACCAGAGTTCGAATCATACTCAATAACCCGGAAAACATAAGCATCCCCACCAACCTCCTGCAGGACACCCTTACGGCGAAGCTCCTCAATAACAGTGATAGTGTCAGTAGGCGAATTCCTCCCATACAGGTCAAGGATCGCACCAAAAATACGTTCATGGGCAAGAGAATAAAAATCCTCCTGCAACAACCCAGTATTAACAACCTCAGCAATAGCATCAGAGGACATAAGCATACCCCCCAAAACCATTTTCTCTGCCTCCGTGTTATGAGGCATAACATAGTTTTGAGGGGTATCCATTGTCTTTTCTGTTCCTTATAAAAATCCTTGCTATAGGTTATAGCGTCCAAAAATTCTGTCGCATTTTGCGAATACAGAATAGCATGATTATCGTAATATACCTAATTGTTAAACAAATCGTGTGCCTTCTGGTAGAGGGCATCTAGAGTGGAATTATTAGCAACCACCATATCAAAATCCTGGTAGGTGACAGAGTTCTCCGAAGCATGCCCAGAGTTAGAGTCCTTATCTTCCTCAAAGTTAGGGCGCTCAACCCAAACCAGTGTACCACCAGCATCACGGATAGCTTGCGCCTCATTAGGGAAACGGATACCTGTTACAGCAACATTTTTGCCAGAATCTAAATGTTTTCTAACGGTATCAAGCATTTTATCTACCCAAACGTTTTCACCAAACATTTTACGCCCAGATTCGGTGCCTTTAACCTGCAACATTCTACGAATCTCTGGATGCTTTTTGGCTTCTACCCAATCATTATTGTGCTGGGCAAGGAATTCTGCTACTCGAATAAGGTTACCTTGATCATCAACACCAATATAGTTGTTATCGGTGAGCACAAGATCGTATAGCGGCTCAGCCATACCAACAATAACCCAATCATCGCCGAGTCCTTTAGCGAACTCGTCTTTGCCGTGTCTTTTCTTTCCGCCTAGTCCAATAAGTTTTGGCATGATTATTTTTCCTTCTCTCTAGGTTTTTGGGGATACTTGATTATACTGTTTGTGGTGATGGTATGCCTTTTATCTTGTGTATGTTAGCCATATGGGTTTCATGGTTAGCTAACCCACTGTTCAAGAGGATACGTAGTAGCCAGCCTGCAATACTTATGGTGCAAACAACACCTAATACGGTTGCCATGTATGTTTGTGAATACAAGAATATTTCTACACGACTATGTGAAATACTAGGGGTTAGGCTGATGCTTTGGATACCAACAAGAAGGTTATGGATAGATACTCCGCTGAATCCAAGAAGACAGAAAAGTACGAAGTACATGATGTCTTCAACGTTGGATGGTAGAGCTACGATACGGTTGATACCACCTGAGTAATAGGTGATAGGTATCAGAATAAATAGGAAACCTAGTACCCCTATGGTGTTGGTGTTGAAGTATTTGAGTGTTTCATCGAACATCTGGTTTAGGGATAATCCTAAGCTTGTGAGCCCAAGGTTTTCTGTTGTTTGTATCATGATTTTTCCTCTTCTTGTCGGTGAAGTGTGGATGCTGTTTTCTGGTAATAACCATAACATATTGTAAGTATATTATTGGAATATTTACGAGAATATTTCTTTATAAAAATTTCTGGGGTGCACCTATAATCAAGCACACCCCAGAAATTAGCCTCTACTACAAGTGAGATCACCATACGCTATAAAAAGAAGAACAAGACAATGGTGTTGCACCTAAAACACCAACCATATACCTCACAAATATCTTATGAGTCCTACTCTCGTCATTCTCAAAATCATAAATATCATAGATTTCCGTTTCTCCATGATGGTTACGATCAATAAAACAAACATCATGGATTTTAGGTAACCCAACAAAACGTGCTAAATGATACATGACTGCAACATTCTGTGTAGCATAGATCATCTGCTTAGTAGGAGCCGACTCATCAAAATCAAGCATGCCGTTGTTAATACCTTCTAACAAAGCATATACAAGCTCAGGATGCACACCTTCCCCAAAATCATCAGCAATAACAAACCGTCCATCATATAGGGCTGACACGACCCCAATACTGGTTTTAACCCATTCCTGCAGTTTAGGTGATAGTTCATCCAGATCGTCAGCTACAATCTCACCAAAAGGCTTATCTAAACCATCTGCAGCACCAATAAAGGTTGCAACAACTTCATCAGAGGTAAGCCCACGATCTTCCAGAAGCTTAGGGCTCATGTACATGTTTTCTGGTGACGCATAAAAGAACCCTAATAAGTATTTGAGGATTTTCAAAGAGTCTTCATCTAAGAGTTCACCACATAGAAGCTCATATGCGAGCAAAACTGAACCATCTAACGAGTCAACACCATATTTACTATGCTCATCACGATCAAAGATCTTCACCGTATCTGGGTCATCATTCTCTTCATTGTCGTAATCTGATGCCGCCATATACTCAAGGGACTCATGTGTGATACCCGAATCATCTATAGAGTACCCGTAAACATATGCCCTGTCGTTATGTTCAACAGTCCAAGCGTATGTTGATTCCTGATCTGATGCATTCTTATTAGGGGTATAAGATCGTTTGTTTCCCTGCAACCCTTCGACGATACTGTGGCAGGCTTCTAGGAAGTTGGTTTTACCCCCACTGTTGGGTCCATAAACGCCTACAGAGGTGAATGGTGTACCATCCTCGTGGGTGAAGAATATGCCCTGTTTAGTTTTGAAGTTCTTATGGTTTTCAACCCAAAAGTTCATTAGACGCATGATATGGTTCTCCTTATTATTGCGGCGGGGGTACGATGTTTTTGGTTTATTTGACGTGAGATATAGTAGCATGATCACACTAATATTCCATCATGCTTGCTGTAATATTCCTGTAATATTCCAGCAAAGAACCACGGGGGGGGGGGAGATGTGGTGATATAGTGTTATTAATCTACACAACAATTGAAAGGAGTCCAGAATATTATGGGTGTATTAAAAACTATTAAACATCAGGCAACCAAGCTCTTCTACATTACAGCTTATCTAACGCTTATTGTCTCGGGTAAAGCAGTCAATCAGATCAAATATTACGGAGAAGTCTACCTAATGATTGGGTGCTTGATTGCAACCGGCTTCATTGTCCAATTACCTGAAGATTCTCGAAGTGGTGCAGGATGGGCACTGTTTATCATCACCAATTTGTTGGCTATTCCTTATGCTTTCGCTGAGGGAAGTATCTTAAATTCTCATGTTCGAGGTCTACAAGGAACTAGGTAAAAATAATGAACATACTAAAAACTATCAAGTACCATATCGTTAAGGCTGTTGTAGTAGTAATCTTGCTGTCACTTCTAGTTCGGAATAAAATCTGCTACCACATGGATGTGTGGGTTGAGGACTACTTGATTCTGAGCTCAGGGGTATTTATCTGCTCTGCTGCTGTTTATTTCACGACTCCTGAGAAGCCACTATGGAATTTGGCTATCATATTGATATCTGGACCCATATTCATATTCAGTGCTGTTTATCATCACATGTACTGGAAATACTGGAATAGCCAGCATGTAAAAGTAGCCCAGTTAGGGGAGTAAGTTAGCAACTTTATGAACACATATGAAAACTAGTTTAGGAGGTGACTAGGTTGAAGAAAACAGAGTCTTCCACGAAGCACTATTGGCTATCACGAAAATACGTTATTGGTTTTTTTAAACTGGTGGTGGTTAATATGGTTGGTGCTTGGTGTTTTGCTTCGGGCTATCCGTTTCGGTGGCTTATTGATATGCCTAAATTCTTTGCTGGGGTTTTTGGTGTTCACACCGAGAATATGTACTTCAAGGAAATTGGTGAAGAGTTTGTGAATATAAATAATCAAGCATCAACCGTACAGGCACCAATATATTTTGTTTTTACCATGTTACTGGTTTTAGCCCTAATCTTTATACCTACTTCCTCGGGTAAGAAAAAGGATAATAACGATGCGTAAAATATATGAAGCCACCAACCGGGTTCTAACAGTTACTATTGATACGGCTATTATTCTATACCTAATGCTTATCCTGCTGATGGTGGTTGATCCTTCAACACATCTTTTGCTAAATGTGACAGACTATATTGGGGAAACATACTCTAAACTTCCTATACCCCACAATGTTCTCGTGCCAGACTGGGCATGGGGGTTCTCGGTGCTCGTCGCATGGAATGGTATCGTGATTGCTCGCGGAGTTTACCTGTTAGACAGATTAGAAAATCTAGTCAAATATGTGAGAACTAAAAAAGCTAAGAGATCATCAAGCAAATTAGCAGGACATCATCACAACAGTTAGGAGCATCCTCATGCAAACTTTAACCAAATGGCGCAATTTGAGCGAATACTTGGTAAACATATTCGTTTATTTAACACTTTGCACGTTATTAGCATTATTTATTATGGTAGGTTTAGACCTAATCTCATTTTTCCCCTATGTTAACGACCATCATACTGAGATAATGAACTCCCTGTTACCCATACCCCATGACGCAAATAGAAGGTTCGTAATTCTTTTGGCGCTGCTGATTATTATCTTGCTTGCCCTTTTAAAATCTCCTCAAGTTTTAGGCAAACTAGTTCAGCATGTTTACGCTAGGACAGACTCGAAGACAATGGACAATAACGAAGGTGAAACTTTATAACATCTTCAAAAGAGGAAACAACATTATGATTGGCAACTTATTAACTATCCTAGAACCGAAACCGGTAAAAGAATCTAGGAAGCTTCTCTTCAATATTCTTGAAGAAGAAAAAATCGACTATGAGCGCATGCGTAACACTATAGGTAAGACCCCAACTAGGTTCGCTAGGAAACTAGATCAGAATCTTAAACTTAGTTCATCTATCTTTGTTGCTTCACTGGTATCTGTATTTTTAATGACTTCTGGTGTTTGGCTCTACTGTATTCATAGTGTCGCTAATATGCTGGGTACAGTAGTTTCAGACACAAACGTTCTAGCAGGTGTAACCACTGGGTTATTAATCATTTCACTTATCGTTTTTATGGCATCAGTACTTATCGGCGGGTTCGCATCTTTCTTCTTACTACGGTATCTGGTGCGAGCAGGATTCCGTAAAGATCAATAAACAAGACTAAAGGAAACGAATAATGCGGAACACAGAGTATAACAAATTCCTCAAAGAAAACAACGAATACTTCAAAAACAAGATCCGTGAAGACCTCAACAAGCTACCCCACACCCCAGAAGGCGCAGGACAGGCACTCAACATTGCATCCAGCCAAAACCTCACCCTAGAGGAAAGACAACTCGGGCTAGACCATTTCTTCAACATCTTCCCTGACACATACCAGGATCAGGTGCACTATATGGATTTTAGTGGAGCAAACATCGCAAACATCGTAGGACTACCTAGTGGCGCGCCACTGGTACTTGAGGGTACCAAAATGGGGGGGGTGATCGAGAACCAGCTTGTAGCATCAGACCTCACGAATGCTGACCTGTCTGACGCGCGCATTGATGGGTTGGCTCTCATCGACTGCAGGGTTAGAGGACTGAAAATTGATGTTTCTGATCTTGAGAATATGTTGTTTGCGTTCTCCCCTGACGGGCATTCGATTATTCTTATTAACCCTGAACGTTCACGGAAGCTTAGGAGTGAATACGGGTATTTGTTGGAGTAAATCGGAGATATTTAATGTTATTCACTGCTCTAAACTTTGTTATCTATCCCAGAAAAATCAAAATTTAGAAAGGATTTAGGAGCCCTACATGTTGTTATTATCACTTTGGTTAGCTAAAGATATGGTAGAGGAAGCAGAAGCTCGAGGGGAACCTTTCACTGTCAAGAAAGCTTTCATAGATGTATTGGAAGTAACGGCTATAATGCTCATATTAATAATTGTTGCAGAGATTATTCTGTGTTAACTAAGAACTCAAAAGAGCGGCGTATAGGTAGCGCACCCCCCCCTAATCATATCCTTGATGAAGGAAATATATGAGGCTAACCACCCAGATTATGACCTACAAAAAAACTCATATGACTCTCAGTGCTGAAACGTTTGGCTTGTACACTGATTCTATTTTGGGAAAGAAATGTGCCCAAACAATTAATGCTTGGGAGAAGAGCTCGGGTTTGATGTTTACTGATCTTTAGCTTGTGACTGCCCATAAAAACGGAGGTTGGGTACTGTTCTAAATACTTGGAAAGCAGTACCCAACACCCATATTTTGTTTGCGGAGACAGGTATTCCTATTGTCCCCAGTCCCGCCCTAGTAGCTCTTTTTCGGTGTGTTCCAACATATCTACCAGTTCTCCTCTGTCTGCTTTCATAATGTCGTCTGAGATGCGGGTTTCTGGTCTGGGGGTGCTACTGTACCCCAGTTCTAGGGTTAGTTTTGGGATGAGGAACAGCTCTTCACATTCCAGAACTGTGAAGTACCTGTCACCATCGTTTTCAGAGTAGTATACACGGTAGTGCCTACCATCCGGCGTGGTGATGATAGCCGAGTAGTCGATGCTATCATAGTTATCCGTGTATTCTACTTGTTTGTCATGAACGCGGTTTTCTTCATAGTATTCTTCGAGTTCTTCTTCAGTAAAGTACTGGGTCTTCATGTGCTTCAATCCTTCCGACTAATCTACAGTTGCTAACGCACCAAGCTTATTAATGGGGTGCCACCATGTTTTTTTGATGGCACCCCATTTTTATGGTTTATTGATTTTTGTTTAGAATGGCGTCCAATGAGATTTTGTTTCCCAAGCTGTCATGGTTCCCAATAGTTGTTTCTTACTAGTTGATTCGAGTAGATGGATACTCTCAGAAACGGCTTTGGCGTACCTTACTCCAGTATTGAAAGAAGGGTTATGCTTCTTGCCGCCCCAACCTGCACCTTCTTCTTTCTCATATTCGAGAATAATGTTTAGTATGCTTACAATAAGTTTAGCGTGAACAGAATCATCAGTGTATCCTTCGAGGCACTGTATTAGATGCCTGATCTTACCCCAATATTCTGGGGCATATGGGGTAACTTCCTGAATATCATACACACCAGCGTTGTCCAATAGTCGTGTTAAAGCAGTGGCGGCTTTACGCAGATCCTTTTTCTTGCCTTTACGTGGTGCACGCCAAACATATTTTAGTGCTGACCCGAGCCAGAACGGTAAATATTCAGCGATCTCATGCGAGTAAATACCGTTGATGGGTTCGTACTTGTCGCCTTTGTTAGTGTTTGGTAGGTTAGTCATTATCTTGGTTCTTTTCTTCTGAAATGTTGTCAATAAACTCTTTAATAATAGCCTCATTGACATCATATATTTCGTCACGGTGAACATACTCGTTATTCTTTAATCGTTCTAAGTAGTCTTTATATACGGACTCTATATGATGGTGTAGTCGCTTGAGATTATCAGTTGATGTTTCATGAGGAAACGCATGTAGGAAGAAGTATCCTTCATGGAATTCTAGTTCTTTAATAAAATTGCAAGATGTTTTAGCTGCTTTGAGTGTGTCATATTCTTGTATCTTTACATTAATTTCGGACGTGCCAAAAGTCATGTCGTTAATCATGAGGTTTAAACCCTGAGATAATACATGAATTTTTGAGACAATATTACTCTGTTTTGCAGTGTAGGGTAGCAGGATACCTCTATCAATATCTAGTGTCGCTTCAATATATAGGACACCTGGTTTTGGCTTGTTGGGCATTATTTATTCCTTATCTCTGGCTGTTAATGGTTTTTGGGCTATACATGCCAGCATGAGTCACAGTTAGGTGCCGTGCATTTGCCCATGTTGCCTCTCATTTGTTCGTTGAGTACAGTTTCGAGGGTTTTATCGTCTACAACCCCAGTAGTGTTGTATTGGGTGGCAACAGCCTCTAAACGTGCTTTCTCGCGCCAAGGGCTAATGTTCTTACGTGATGCTGATGCTAACGCTCGTGGACGCCCCACACTGCCCCTAGAACGGTCTTTGCTCTTATGTTTGCGAGAAACGTTCTTACGGTACATAATTAAACCTAACTAATAGACGAGTCCTTTCTCTCTAACTATAACCCAATGTTCCTCTTTTTCCCAGAATATTAAGACAAAAATATAAGGAGAGGTCAGATAACCCATGACCCCTCCAATATCTAGACAACTCTATGCTTTAGAATCCCAATAATCTCCAAAAGCTTTTTCCAGATCTGAGCCAGCATCATTAATACGGACACTACGTAGACTATCGTTACTGAAACTATCAAGCTCAAGATCCTGGTTAAGTTCGTCTAAAATACTATCAACTTTTGTTTCAAGAGCTGTTAGCTCATCACCAGTTATCAGGTTTGTGCAGATCAGAAGATCAGTATAGTTATCGCATTCTGGAACGAACTCGTTTAAAGTTTCGCAACTAGCCGTAGCAGCATACAGGGTTTCGTATTCTTTAGTCATTATTTTGATCTGGCTAGCCCCGAAGGATACTTCACTGGCTAGTTCACTAAAGTCGGATATTTTATTCTCAAGTTTCTTGATACGTCCAGCAAGTTTACCTGAGTAAGGGATACAAACCCTCACCTCGTACTCGTCAGAACCGAAATTGATAAAAGATATAACAATAACACTTGGTTTATTACTAGTTTTCTCCATACTCTACATACTACCCCCACCAAAATACTTGGTTCTACTTATTTTTTGAATATTTCTGTGATGTAGTATGCCAACCTCTACAGAATGAGCACCAGTAGACTCTTCGTTCTGCCCTGTCGTTTCTGTGGCTCATCATTTTACTGAGAGCTATCTTAGCGGCTAGTTTGTCTCGGTACCTAATCTTCCCTGTTTTGCAATGTTTTCTCACTCTATTAGATTTTCTGTTCTTGCCTTTACCCAAACAAAAACACCCCCCAACACACGAATATTCCTAAACTATGTTTGCTTATCCTAAACAACTCAGATATGCTTGAGACAGCAAACAAACAGTAACACTAAACAACATATTAATACACAATGGATATACGAGAACTACAAACAGGATTTGTGATCCTAAGCGCTAACGCAACAGAAATAACAGGCTACCACGGAAACATGGCTGGTGGTTCTGGACGACTGTTTACCGCACAGTACTCCTCTAGGGGTAACCTCTGGGGGCAAACAAGTGTAACCACTAGAAGTATTAGCGGGTCAATGGTTGGTAACCAAGTTAAGGCTGATCCGCTGGGCGGTGTTGTCCTGCAGGGTGTCAGTAACCTTTTCTTGACTGCTAAAAACGGTATGCAGAGCGACGGCTCCGGCATATACCCTAACCAAGGCGAGTTCGTTATTAACCCTAGAACCATTAAACACCCAGGAAACGACACTATACCTATTTCTAGGATTAATGGGGATAGGGTAGCTGACCGTTTCATGGAAAGTTTCGCACCAGCTGGTAAAGAGAATTCCCAGTATCTCCCAGAGTATATTGGTACAGGAAAATACGGGTGGAATGACCTGTACCGCCCTTCAGGATTTAATGAGGATATTATTACAAGCCACCTACATAACCCGTTAAACGAGAACGATACACCGCACTGGTTACCATTACACCAGTATTATCATGCGCGCCTTGGGCATGAGCTGTTCTCTGCACAGAAGAAGAATCAACCGTATGGGTTGGCCGCATCTAAACTGAACGAGTTGAGTGCAGACCGAACTATCCTTGATGTTGCAACAGACCTTGAGAAAAAGGTTGATGAAAGGAACCAGAGACTAACAGTGAGGATGACCGTTTTCCTGCCTGGTGGTGTCAAGAACTGGGGAGCCTCGGTGGCTGCGAAACATAATTATGATCTTCATGATCTGCAGAGGTATGAGAACATTCCAGAGATTTATTTACCTTATAGTGAGTGGTTGTTGAAGGCTTATGGGCTGTCTGAGGCTGGTCAGGTTGAGGGGCAAGCTGCACTGTTCTAGTTGTACTGTTTTTGTGGTTGCGTATATTTTTATATACAAGTGTTGGGTGAGAAAACCAGATTTATGGCTCTCTCACCCAACATTTTTTACGATAAGCTAGCCACTGTGAGGTCTTCTACCCGCCCAGCAGCTACCCTGCAAAGCTCCTGCAGTTTTAGATAGTATTCATTTGCTGCATGGTTGTTACGTATTATTCGATACTCAAGAAGTTCACGAACCTTCTTCTCATGTTTATGCAGGTCTTCAAGTATTTTTGCATAATCATAATGAAGATTACCGTCACACAAAATTTCTTCAATACTCATTAAAGCAAAATCAAACGCATATTTCAGTTGAATAAACTCCTGAACAGGATCACCATCAGGCAACGCAACTATAACATATTTGAGAACTTCCTCCTCAGCATCAGTAAAACCACTATAAGAACAAAGATTCAAACCAAGCTTCTTAAGTTTCCTACCACGACGTAACCCAAAAAACACTTGATACTTTGCCCACCAGAAATCTTCTTCTCGCTGCATTATCTTTTTTCTCCTCACACAGAAATTACTAATAAGGTAAGTCGCCTAAACCTTCTAGTATCTTCCCAACAGGAATAGCCCCTGTATCACAATCAGATTCCCCAGAACCAAACCTGACCCTCTTATCCCACAGCCCATGTGGCAACTCTCTATCATAATATTCCTCAAAGTTATCATTACTGGTATTTCTACGTATCTTCAACACAAATTTATTTGGATGCTTATCATCAACATAAAAACATTCAAGGAATTTGTTGATACCAGGATCTTTATCAACATATTTGAGTAGTACCGGTTCACTTGGGGATATGGGTCGCATAATTTGAGTCATCCTATTATCCATCCAAGAAGAACCCAACACGAATACATCTCCATCAGGAGCATGATAAAGCATCTGGAATTTTAGAAGCATCTCCCCAACACGGTTAGGGACATATGATAGTTCTAAGAAAATATCTCCTGAATCACCAAACTTATTCAGAACATCAACGGGGTTTGGAACATTGTTTGGTATTCCACCAATAATATATCTAACAGGTAGAATATAATTATTATTACTGGTAAGTTTTTGATAAGTTTGCTCATATTTTAAACGCATAGAATTTAGATGATCCACAATATTTTGTGGCAAGTTGCTATAGTATGTGCTAGATTCAATATAGAATATTCTATCCTGATTTATTATCAGATAGTCTAGACATTTCCTGAATGTATCTAGATCTGCTTCCATATTCAGTTTTTTAATACAATCGTCTATCTTCTGATGTATTTTTTGAAAACGCAGTATACCTAGCGACTTTGGGTGATCTATAATCCGATCCCTAATCTCTTCTTCCTCGCTATTAAGCCCCATATACGTATAAGGGTATAGTATGCATTCTGCACGGATCACATCAAGTTCACTAGTGTATTTTAGTGAGCCACCTAAAGATAGTTCAAAAGCCTTTTTAAAATCTTCTGAACGTTGATTAACATGCTTCTTTTTATGCCTCATGATTGCTGTGCACCAATCCTGTCGTTTTTTCTATTACCATGTTAGAAGGTAGATACTGTAACTGTATATTACCTAGAGATAGCAGATGGAAACTTTGGTTCATAGTTGTTGGGGTGAGACTCCATCCAGTCAACCCAGACAAGCGAGTTGGTGGTGGCGAATACTAGGTTGTCCATTTTTATGGCTCCTCATACTGGTGTTTTTATTGTCTTATTCTAAGTAGACACCATGAGGTGGCGTGGTTGCAAGTTTATTCGTAATATTAAGCGAATATTGAATCTTGGGCACATAGTTTAGGGGTTGCCTCATGCGGTATATGCACAAGACAACCTCAGTTTTTTGTCTATTTGATAGTAGATTCTACGAAGCAGGAGCAGAACGCCAGAGAGATTTCAGCTTATTTTCTAGATTATCAATAGTAGCTATTTCCAATATTGATTGTAGACGCTTAAACAGATTAGAATTAAGAGCACACTTGAAAGAATGGATCTTAACATAAGAATGATTCAAACGTTCTGTCACGTCACAAGCGTAAACAGCTTCTCGAACTGAACCAGCTTCAACAATGCTTGCTCTCGTCAAATCATATTCACTGCCGCCACCATACTTATCATTAAAAAACTGAACAATATCCTCAGCCTTCTCCCTGTTCTGCCCTCTAAAATGGAAAAGATACTGGGCACCCTCAACAACATTTGCGTATTCGCCAGTGTATTCGATAAGGTCTAGTACTAGTATCCCTGTACCATTCCATTGGTTATTATTCATAGTATTTTGTCCTTTTCCTACGTGAAATGTTATTTATTTCTTTTAATCTAGCAGAAGTAAGAGAGAAGACTCCTCATGTCATTACTTGTGGTTATGAGCCTACGTTCTTTCCAACACAGCGAGTCCGCCTTCTATAAGCTCCTTATGATAGTCACCTACTATACGGCTAGCTTCCTTATTCCTGTAAACTACAGGATGGGTTAAAGTCAAACCGATCATAGTTTCTTGCTCAAATAATGCTTTACGTAACCCAGGAAAATCATTTTGTGTACCATTAGCTATTGCGCTCTTAATATCCTTCAAAGATCGGGCGAACGTAATCTTAGCGAACATGAACCGTCGAACAGGATCAACAACTGGCAGCTTATGCATAACAAGGCAATACGTCTGTTTTTCCTTATCCGTGAGATCATCATATCTACTGATACGTAACCCATATTTCCTACGCTTACTCAAACTACCAAATATAGCCGCATCGTCCGCACGACGAAAATCTTGGTATCTTTCATCTGGGTCAAACAACATAACTACTCTCCTATTAGATCAGCACGAAAAGCTTTATGATTACAATATAGAATATATTTACTCCATTAACCAAGCCATTCGCCTTGAGAGCCTACGAGCATCAACCCACATGAGGACACCTACAAAACCAACAAACATGTGCTCTGCCAAGAAGCGAGGATGAGGGAAAATAAAGCTATTAGAGGCAAATATAAACGCACCATAAGCAAATACTGCTAAGCATAAGATAGATGTTGCTCTAAACATGAAAAACCATATGTTGGATAATGTAAACAAAATTTTCGGAAACATTTTAAAATATACCTTTCTTAATGTTGTAAACTTATCGTCTATTAATAAGTTCCATCTGAGGCTTTATCTACTAGTGAAGTCCTGTTTAGTAACAAGTTCGGAGAATACTTTGATGGGGGACCCCATATTTCACGGATTTTGGATAGATAGTCTTCCACTAGGTTGTATAGGTGACGCGAAATATCATTTTCATTGAACACATCAAATGTAGCGATTAGTTTCTTCTCTGTGATTGGCTTATCTATGACGTACACGACGAAAGTCGCCCACTCATTCCAGCCTTCATCAAATTTTAAAGCAACTTTACATGCATATTTAGCAGCACTTAAGGTTGGTGCTTCCTCCATGTGAGCTTCAAGAATTATATAGCGGTTATATTCTCTAGTAGGATGCTCAAACCATTCCTCACTTTTCGCATAGGTGGCACGCCCAATATTATTGATATGGTCACACAATGAACGCACAATCCCGCTATTATCCGCAGTGTAAGGCACAAAAAATTTTGTTCCCTCAATATTTGCATTCCAGTCCTCACCTATAATGTGCTCTAGTAGTGAAATACATAAAACACCTGGTTTATTATTCCTAGTCACAATATTTTCCTTACTCGAAAAAGTTCACATTTCCACGTCGATTGGTCCGCTGTTTGGTGATATTTCTCCTGGGGTTATGGTTTGGTGCCCTGCAGGTAGTTTCTTATCAAGCCAATCAAGCAATGCGTCTATTAGCATGAGTTTTCTCTATTCTTTGGCGTAGGCTACGAATAGTCCGTTGCCTCCCATTTTTATATCTACATTATTGAATATGCCTTGAACGGTGCGAACACCAGATGTTATAGGCGCGCTACTGGGGAGCAAAGGAAGCTTCATGGGTGCACCTGATAGGATACGTAGCTTTTCGCTTGGGGTGTGGAACAGGATGTCCTTACTAACCCTATGTGGGGTAGAGGTTTTAGAACTCCCCGTTTTAACTGTTTCCTCAACTTCTAGATACCCCAACAACTGCCACCCTTCAACAGGGTCGTACTGGTTCTGAATAACGAGATATGGGTCGCTAACATTCTCGGTTCCATATTTGCCGTTTTCTTGAGACTTATTAAAAAGATCATTAAGTGACACATTATCCGCAGGGCACAAGTAGAAGCACTCAAACCCCTCTTGCTCCACTTTTGACTTATAAGCAGCTAATACGTCAAGATTTTCTTTCAACTCCCATAAACGAACACGGGCATCACTGAATCGGCGTTCATGGTCTTCAGAAAGCCACACTTCGGCACCGTTCAGATCATAATGTAGTTGTTTAAGACGCTCCGCATAATCAGGGATCCACATGCGGCTAGCTTCACAGCGAAACTCTTCGATTTTATCTAACGTTTTAATCATACGGTACATGGATTTAACATCATGCCCCACGTGATCATAAAGAGTAATTAAGGCATTCTCAACTTGAGAAGAGTATTGAGAGTCAGAATATCTCCAGCTTCCCTTCTCTATTAATAGGGTAATAGCGTATCTGTTTGCGTCTTCACAGTTTACGAACTCACGCTCAGGGGATCCAGGCTTAAATGAATATGATCCCCTGATTTTTTGTACGTATTCGAATGCTTCGTTTATGCTGTATGTTGGGTGCTTCTCTGACATTGGTGATCTTCCTTTTGCGGCGTGAGCACATATACTCAATGTGCATAGATTGTTTTTAGTAGCTTGGGAAACCTACTTGGGTTCGGTATTTTCCCCAGTATTTGTTAAATAGGTCATCTAGTTTGTACTGTAGAGTGTATGGGCTCAGGTTGTCGTATATTGGAAGCTGTAATCTAATTTTCATATCCTTCAACTGGTTAGCTGGTATAGCCCACTCGGAAACAATAATATCAACACTAGAAGAGTCAAACTTTTGAACCATGTGACAACCATATAAGGCTTCCTGAACAGATTCAGCATCAACTATTTCCATACTCAGATTATATGCTTCATCATCAAACCCTCTAGATTTGTTAAAAGCGTCTACGATACTTTCTACAAGGGTACGGTTACTAGCCGTGAACGGGGCAAGATACCGAGTGCCTTCAACAGTTCCTAAATATTCACCAGTATAGTTTATGGTGTTCACAACTAGTATTCCAGGTTTGTTGGTGTTCATCATCTTTTCCTTTAATTAAGGTAGGTAACGTTACGTTTTGTTAACAACTACCTTACATAACTTACATAGTGTTTACATCTACCTTAACTAGATTAGGCTTCTTCGGTTTCTTGAAACACCTAGACTCATGCGTTCTCTTGTAGCCGTTTTCCACCGCCTTATATGCGTCCGCACTAATAAAATTAGGTGGGTTGAAACCTGTGAATGCTAAAGACATAGCCTGGTTAAAAGTAAGTGACTTCTCAAGATTTGAGGATTCCTTATTCAACCATGTTGATACTAGCTCTTCATAAGTGTCAAGGTGTTTCGGAAGAAAATACTCTAAGTTACCTAAAATCCCGTGTATATACCTCACATATACTTCATGGTTTTCAGGCTTGTTAGAAACATGTTCTATAAATTCTTGAGGGGACTTGAATCTAAACTCTAGAACAGAGTCACCAGCGTTCACCCGAATATCGATCCCGCCGAAAAGGTTTGGGTATTGCACGGATACTTTGGGTTTGTACCCTAACTGTTTGCGTGGTTTATGTGTAACTTTCTCCTCTCTAGTAGATAGAAATTTGCAGAGTTGGTATATTTTGTTGCCGTTGGTATGGGTGGGAAAAATTGTCATGGCTCATATCCTTTCCTGAACAACCTCTTACCCTAATAGATGATTCCATAGTATTCATATTTGCAGAACATTTCAACACATGACACGTTTTAGGGTAGTATGTTAAGAAGAAAAACACCATCTAAGGGGCACATGTGAAACATGATGATCAGACGGAGCTTAAAACCTCTAGCCTATTCAATAAAGTATCCACACAAGCAGATAAGTATAAGCGTATAACCTACGGATTCTCACAGGCAAAAATCGTTTTGGGTATGGTTGTTGCTGGTTCTATGCTCATGTTTGAGGTGCATACCGATAGGTTCTGGTTGTTTATTGCTTTATCCGCCACGATGCTGGTATTCATACTTGATCTTGTTTCTGGGGTGTACAAACCAACCAAAAAATGGGTTACCTACAGGACACTAACGGAGGGTGTTAAAAGTAGCACTTGGTTGTATGCTGTACATGGCTCACCATATGATACCGAAAACAACGCTAATGATACTTCTAAATACCGCTCAGATCTTCTCAAATATTCTAAACAACAAGATTTGAAACCATACAGTGTTAACCCACACTATATTTCACCCAATACTAAAATTATTCGTGAATCATCATTCACCAGAAGAGAAGAAATCTATTTGCACAACAGAGCAAAACCAATGCTCGAATGGTATAAGAAAAGGGCAACCCACCATAGACGTTTAGGCTGGTTTTGGAAGACTATCCTCACTATCTCTGAGGTAACAGCGATTGTGCTACTCGCTGGACAAGCTACAGGACTATGGGACTCAAACCTTTCAGCAATACTTGGTGCATTCCTTGCAGCTGGCACATCATGGTCTGCCGCGAAGAAACACCCTATACTCGCTAACATATACAAAAATACTGTAACCGAACTTGAAAAATGGTTGCCAGAACTCAAGAACTATCCTAAAGAACAAGACTGGGGTTACTTGGTTGGTAAGTATGAAGAAATCCTGACAGATGCAACCAAAAAATGGGGAGAGTTCAGGTTAAACAACAACTAAAAAAATAACGCCTAGAAGAATAATCTTCTGGGCATTATTTTTTCTATCCAGATACAGGAAGAATAGATCTAGAAGGATAGTTCTGACTATAAAGCCATTCCAACTGTTTTGGGTTATCGTACCTTATGGTATAAACAACTAGTTCCAAACCATCCGAAATATATATTTTGTCGTCTTCTGGGAGTTCATCATAACTAGGTACACCTTTTAGGAAGAAAGAGGAACTATGTAATGTTCTATCTACCTCTGGTAACTTACCAATATAGTGAAGTATAGTTGCTAATGTTCTTGCACCAGAAACCACCTTATATTCGTTTGTATATTCTACTAAAATTATACGTTCAGGTAGTGGTATTCCCTTTAAGAAAGCAGAAACTATATTACTGTATGTTTTATTGTTCCCAACATCCTTATAGGGCTGACCAGCTGAGTCGATCTGAATCTTCCCACTGGAATAATCTTCCACAAAACTACTGATTGGTACAGTGCAAACACTGTACTGCCCCATATTTATTCTTGTTGATACTCTCATAAATTCCACCTAGTTATTGTATGTCCCATAAAAATCAACAATACTTTCATGATCAATGTCCGACGCATGCGGGTCAAGCTTAATAATATTCACATGTATACCACGTAGAAGTTCTTCCTGCTGCTCCTCAGATAGTTTACTAAACTCAACATCGCTCAATCTAGGGAAAATATTGACCTCATCGCTCAATGTTCTTCTCACGCTAGGCATACCACCTAGATAGTGAATGATCGTAGCCAATGTTCGTTCACCGCTGACAATAGTCAAGCGTCCCTTGCCCAAGTTCTCTGCAACAATAGGTTTCGGGAACGGTAACCCTAAGAGGAATGCTGCGATTGTGTCACTATATAAATGGTTTGTACCCTTATCCCGATACGGGTCTGGGGTTGAGTCACCCATACCCAAGTACGGGGAGAAACTAATCATCCCAGCATGCCAGTAATGATGCAATAGTTCACTAGCTGGGATTTGGTAGGAGAAAGAAGTGAGATACTGGTTCTTCCTGATGAACTCTTTAGCTGTTTCTATGTTGCTCATATGTTAATCCTATAGTCATGAGTTAGTTAGATGTTTTTGCAATCTTCTTGGTAAAAATACCTGCCCTGTTCCCTATCCACATGCGAGAAGATGTGAACAGGGATTTTCAGTCCCATAATATTCCAAATGTCCCATTGTTCTTGCTCATTGAAGTTTTTGATACCTTCGGGGAACAACGATGTCTCATGGAGAGTACGGTCATGGAGTTTATGTTTCCCGCTGATTCCGACATAGTTCATGATTGTCACTAGTGTCCTGCCACCATGCACGATCTCATAGTTTTTACCGTTGTCGTGGGCGATGATCGGTTCGGGTAAGGGTAGTCCCGCAAGGAAAGCTGAGATGATGCTACTGTATTTTTTACTGTCCCCGCTATCACGGTACGGTTCCAGGTTTTTGTCATATATGAAAGACCCGTCCTCCTCGCAGTACATTGATAATAATGTTACTGGAATAGCGTGAATATCGTACTTGTAGTCACGCTCGGGGGTATCGGGTTTAGATGATTCATAGTTTTTGCTCATGAACCTATAATACCCCCTATTTTTGGTTTTAACAGGTTATATAACCTTAAAAGCAAAAATATTGGGTGGTTAAGTAAACCATAACTACCTAACCACCCAATATTCTAGAGCCGATTTTTAACGATTATCATCCAATGTTCTAAACAGGTTTAGGACATCATCATAGCATTCCTCATGTTCACTATCATCAGCAACAATATTCGACAGCCCATATGCGTGATCTCTTAAATCCTGGGTGTCTTCTACAAGAGCTTTAATGTCTTCTGTAGGTTTCAGATCAATATTGATAACCTCCACATCAACGTAATGAGTCAGAATATGTGTACCAAATACAATTCCATCTATATTATCTGAAACATGTTTATCTGCAAATATTCTAAGCTCGCCATGTAAATCGTTTTGTAAAACATATTCATCATATTCTTCGAGCCAACCAATGAGTTCATCAATATATTTTTCTTGATACCCATAATATGGGAGGGTTACTAGCCTTACTGCTCCTGGGTGTTGCCCATGCTCACCCCATGTTGTCTTGTCAAAGGTTAGAACGAGCAGCCCTGGTTTACCTTGTTCTGTAGCCATAATATTGTTCCTCCATAGTCACATAATTGACAGTCTTCTTACCCCCCCCCGTATTAAAAACAACCTTATAAACAATTGTTCTCATAAAAGGGTGGGGCATCCTCTATGTTAAAGGTGCCTCCCCAAGCATTATAAATACTTCCTACACCCTATTCATATTTTCTATATTCGTCATGAAACAGCGTAACAGGAATCTCGAATTCCAATATAGGTGCCCATAACCCTATTGGTGAGTATTGCGATGTTCGAGAAATATTTGGCATCCCACCTAAATAGTGAATAATTGTTGCCAATGTTCTACCCCCAGAGGCAACCGTGGAATATTCGCGGCTACCCTGCAAGATAATTGATTCAGGGAACGGTATCCCCTTCAACAGTATCGAGATAGTGTCACTATAAGCACTTTTATCTTTAATGTCACGGAACGGCTCATCTTCTTCATCTAGGCGAATTTTTCCGTCTGTGTAACCCTGCAGAAGAACACCCAATTTCACAGACCCCACACTGTATTTGTCGAATCTGATACTTGTAGTAAAATCCATTATTTTTTCTCCTCTGTAGTTTTGTTATGAAACCAACCAACACTGCTACTAGTGGCAACTATTATTGTTTGAGTCTTCAATATCTCCTATCCCTAAACTAGGAGGGATATATTTATTGATGGTCTAGCTTTCTAGCGAAAAAATATTGGCAATGATACCTCGAACCTCACTGGGTTCCCAATCAACCTCGTATTCTTCACCATCAATACGGATATTGATACTGGTTATAGTGTGGATACTGTACCCTTCATAGCTTGGGGTAAGTTCATAGATTTCGTCGTAGAATGATGCTGCCACAGTTTTAGAGCGTATTTCTTGCTTATCGAAACCGTATTTGTGGATCAGGTATTCTTCTGCTACTTCGTCGTAATCTGTGCGTATATCAATATAATTGTTTCCTTCTTTAGACCACATCAGCTCTTCACGGGAATTAAAGAAATCTTGCAAGATGACGATTCTTTGCAATAGCTGCTCTGTGTATTCTATGGGGAAACTAGCCTTTTTGGTGATATAGTCACCATCGTTCCAGTCACCTACAATAGTGACGATGATCTGCCCGTCTGGGGTTGGTTGTTTCTTAACAAGCTTCATCTTTTAAACCTCCTTCATTCATCTATCATGTTTAATATAAAGAGCCACAGCACAAGACACATAAAAGAACAATGCTAGCACCAAACTCACATACCCAGATATTGGTACCTGCATACCTGTTAAGTACATGAGAAGAAAACCACAGGAAACACCCAATGTCACAATGCTAAGAACGTAGGCTACCTCAACAATTGGCATCAACAGGTGTATCCAACCATTCCATAAAAATTTTGTTATAGCCACAATAGTAGCAACAGGGTATATGACTAGGTTACCTATATTATGTATCATCAATGAAGCCTCTTCCTACTACAAATTCCACATCCAATAGTATTCAGACACAGCAGCAGCACCATAAATACCGTCTTCTTGGAACCTATCATTATGCTCCGTCTCAACAAAGGTTACAGGGATGGATCGCATACCCATAATCTCATCAACCTGTGTTGAAGTTAGGTTACTGAACTCCATATTTTCAAGACGAGGATAGATCGGAACACTATGCAATGACCTGTTATGCCCCGTATCGCAACCAAAATAAGTAAGTAACGACAGTAACGATTGATGCCCAGACACAATACGGATAACACCACTATCAACCCTAGGTGTACGGGTAGCAATAATAGGGTCAGGTAAAGGTAACCCAAGAAGGAAAGCAGCAATAGTCAGACTGTATTTACGCCGATAATACCCATCTCGGTAAGGTTCCATAATCAGGTCTTCATGATCCGGGAATATAAACCCACCAGTATGATAGGTTTCTATAGCTTCTCTTGGGTCAAGAGGGTATTGCCTGAGGTTAGGTTTCAGGTTCTTGATCATATACTGGTAGGCGCGGTCACGTTCGCTAACATTGTTCTGAGACATGTTGATTCCTGTTCTCGTTGTTATTTGGTTTATTCTTTATTCGTATTCTTCATCTAGTACACTAGCAATGTTTTCTATTACATCCCCTAGTAAATTTGAATTGCTATCTTTAGCGGCTTGTCTTGAATAAAAATCGAGAAGAGAGTAAAGCTCATGATGCATTTTCCATAAGTCCGTATGTGTTTCAGCTTGCCTTTTAATAGTCAATGTTGATTCTGGCTCTTCATTAAGAGCTTCATGCAGTAAAAGTGCATTTTGAAAGTCTTCCATAGAGCTAAACATGAAGTTATGCGTTTCTAATATTTTATTTTCATCTTGGGGATAAAGCTCAGCTAATTTAGAAATAATGGTAAGAATATCTGTTATAGCTTCGGAGACAGCAAAACTATAAGGGAATAGTAAAGTTTCTCCAACGTACATTGTCTCTGCTTTGATTACCATCAGTCCTAATGGCATGGTTTCTTTGTTGGTCATGTTCTTCCTTCCGTATTACTTGTTTTTTTATTTGGTTAAGAATTGCGCGCCGGCGAATGTTTTTGGCTTGTTTTTCGATGTGTGAGAAGCTTGGTGCTCCTGTTAAATCGGGTTCCGTATTCTCAGGTAGGTTATAGCGTGCCATAAGTATATTCCAATATTTCATGGCATCCTCAATACTGGGCGGCTGTATCTCGAAGGTCAAGTCAAACCTTCTCCATACTGCGCTATCGAGCAGGCTGGCATGGTTGGTTGCTGCCACAAATATTGTGTGGGATGGTAGCCTGTCCATTTGGAGTAGAAGTGTGGATACGAGGCGTTTAATTTCGCCTGTCTCCTGCGTATCGGATCGTTCCTTAGCGACCACATCAAACTCATCAAAAAATAGTACACAGGGCGATTCTGCGGCTTCTGTGAATACTTTCTCAAGCCTCCCAGCAGTCTCACCCAGAAAACTAGAAACAACATCCTCATAATGAACCACAAGGAATGGTAACCCAAGCTCAGCAGCAATAACCTCAGCCAACATGGTCTTACCGTTACCAGGTGTACCCTTCAAAAGGACACGATTACGAGGCTCAACACCATGCACAATAAGCTCTTGGGCATGCTCCTGTTCACGGATCAGCTCAATTATTTCTTGTTTCTGCTGTTCAGGAAGAACAATATCAGATAGTTTAGCTTCTGCTGTTTTCCTCCAAACTACAGAACCAGCAGAGTCATTAGAGACTAAAGATTGGGAATGATTCTTGGTGTTATCTACCTTGGAACCTGATTGACTGATTACTGATGATAACTGATCAGCCACAAAATGGTGTTCGTTCTGCCGCTCTTCCGAAACAATAGACTCAGCTAGTATTTTAACTCTAGAGGAGTCTTGGGTGAGTGCTGCTTTAACTAATTCTATGACGAGCTCTGATCGTGCCATTGGTTTCGTGTCCTAAAAATTTTTTTGGTTCTTTCTGCATACGATATTACCCAGAAATATAAAGATAATCCAGTAACCAACCATAGTGTTTCGTGACCTTGTAATTACAAAAAGTTGCGAAACCATCCCAATGGTGTGTTAGAGTAGAGGCATCACCACAAGTTCATAAGATGGGTCATTGAGATATAAGCCAACTGATCCACGTAGAGATCGCATACTCTACGGTCCCCGAGACTAACTGGGAGAACCAAAAACGCGACCCGACTTACCCTCGGGCTTAGCCTCCGTTAGATGGAGTCAATTAAAACGAGCGTAAATGCCAGCCAGTCGATCCTTGTGTCCGTGAGGTTCAAGGGGGACGGAGTGCCAAGACTGGGCGACCCTAATAAGGTGCTGTGAGGTATGGTGGTTGATTCCTTGCACGAGAGCTTACGCATATGCCGCCACTGTTCTTTGAGTAATTTCTTTGAACCGCAACGACCGACGATACGGATACTTCATTGGCCGGCTCGGTGAGCAGTTTTGTCTGTTTCTGATCCTAAAGTATTTTTGTTGTGCCCTGTTTCTTTCAAATGTTATATATTTGTTAGGAACAGGGCTTTCTCTCCCTCCGAGCCGTTTGCTTCGCCTCTCAATGAGCAGGAATTTGGAAAGGATGATTTTCTCTTTGATTTGCGTCCCTGTTGCTTTGATCTTTTAGGTTACGTTTCGTAGATGGATGTGGCTGGTTTTACTACTTAAGTTACTTGGGGGATTTTTTTATTTTTATCTTAACTTATTGAGAATGATTCTCGTTTATTTTTTATCTAAAACCATGCATAAACGGAATAAAAATACAAACAATCGAACATGCAACCTAATAAAGATACACCCAAACCATGTAACAATTGCACCACAACAGACACACCATGTAATATATGAACCATGAATACTAAGACCGAAACAACACTAAACACGCCAATCGAAGAACTAAACAACCTCCAAGCAGCCCATGAATACCTCATGAGTATTCAGCGAGCCTCATGGGCAGACCCCACCAACCCACGATGGAGAATAACCTCCCTCTTCGCCTCAGGTTACACCGCACACCACATCGCCGAAGTCACCGGAATCGAGCACTACAGGATTATTGCGGCAATCAACCACACCCATAAAGGCGTAAACACCGAAAAAATCCTTCGAGCAACCGCCACCACATCACGTAACCGCCTAATCTCGAAGAGCGATGAAGAACTTATTGCATCAGTAAAATGGTGGTGCGAAATCGACCCTAAAAACAGGTCAAGTGGAAAATATGGGGAAGAATACTCAGAACTTGGGCTTCCCTCCACCCATACCCTACGTGCACGGTTTGGTTCATGGGACGAAATCATGGAACAGGCTGGATACGAATCCGTATCACAATCCAAGAGGAATAACCGTACTGTCGCCCCTAAAGACCTTTCACCAATCCGTGAATACGTTAGCCAATGCCGTAAAAAGCAGCCGTCAAGCATCGGCTTCGGGCGTTGGTGCAAGAAGAATGATCGAGGTAGCGGTAGTGAGTTGATCAACCATTATGGTGGGTGGAATAACCTGCTTTTAGCTGCATTCCCTGACTAGTGCAGATCGAGAGCATTTAATACCTCCCCTGTAAAACCTATATGGGGGGTATTAAAATTTTGTAAACCAATACAAACCAATATAGGAAGTTCACGCATCATGGGAAACTCAACATTAAAAGCACGCTTCAACCCTGCAGGAGAATTCACTAGCGTCACTATCGACAACAAGTATGGTGCTGCAGGCGCTAAAACATCGGTAGACTACAAGCCAGACATGTCAAAGATACATAATGACGATGACTGGTATAACAAGTGGTTCAAACCAATGCGTGCAACCATCCATGAAGACTTTGATGGTGCAACCATTGATGACCTGTATATTGCTAACCTCAAATATGTTGATGAGGACGACAAGTCACTAAACTTCGAATGCGACCTGTACGAGCTTCACCCTGACTCTGATTATGATGATGTTGTCCAATATGCTTTAGAAGCAGCATATGATTTCTTCTCAACCCCATTCATTGATGAAGAAATATACTGCAACAGATACTTGGAATATTTCGATGAGGATGATGCTTGGGGTATTAAGCTGGATAATATTGAAGACATGGTTGAATCCTGCACTAAAGAAAACCTGTATAAAGTCACAACAGTCAGTAAAGGACTCGCCAACGTCTACTACAACAACAAAGAAATAGGATCCATTGAACAATACACAGGTGGCGGGTACAGCTTCGAAGGAAAATGGGCTGGCTACTGGGTAAACAACCAAGCCCAAGGATACGGGCAAGAATCTGACCGGTGGGCACATCAAGATTTCTTGGGTGACACCCGTAGGGAGGTATCTGAGCAGATGATTGATGAAGATTGGAAACGTAGGCTTGAGAAGTTGAATGTTAAGTAGTTTCTAATATCCAAAATTAGGGTGGGTATACAACTCAAATTAAGTTGTATACCCACCCTGTATTTATATTATTTTATTGAGCTAAATACTCGATCACAGCCTCAATAATAGTTGGTGACATGAGCGAAACATTAGGGTGCTTCCAGCCAGTAACAATAATCCCTTCTCTTGCCTGCTGCGTCGTGAAACCACAAAATTTTAGAGCATCAGGCAGGCTACTAAACCTATCAAAACATGCCATATCGTTTTCTGTAACGAAAAGCTGCCCCTCGTAGTTGAGAGTTTTCAGCTCATTCAAAATCAGTGGCGCATCATCACTATTAATAACATGAGGTTCCCCCAAGTTTTTATCTCCTATCTCGCGCATGTTTACTATATTGTGCTTTTTTATACTCTGAATATAAGTTTATGGCATCCCAAGCTTCGTTTAACTCATGTTCAGCTTCGATAAGCCGCATTGGCACTATATCCCAATCACTGTTGATTGGTTCAGTTGAACGATAGGTTTTCTCCCCAATCAAAGTGATCATGTATTTGTTATCCTCATATAAGGCAACGTACTGGGTGATCCTGTTATGCCAGATGAGTTCAGGTTCACCAGAGAACACGGCATGGGGTCCCTGTGTGTCTATCTCAACATATAGCCCGCCATGACCTGTTGAATATGATGCTAGGGTTTGTATGAGATTGTGTGGGTTATACTCTTTCCAGCTTATGCTCGTGGTTGGGTAGTCGTTGTTGTTGTAGTCTAGCTTCCTTCCGTAACCTGTGACTTGGGTGCCCTGTCCTGGGTGTGTGGTTACCCAAAAGTTAATTGATTCTAGGGCGGTAGCTAATGTGGTGTAGTCTACTGTTAGTTCTTTATCAAATATTTGTTGATCGTTATGGATTAGTTCTAGGATTTCTTGGGAATATTGTTCTGGTATATACAGTCCGTTATCGATTGATACTGCTATGGCTTCGTCTGACATGACGTTTTCCTTAAGTTGAGTTAAATGGTTTTGTTGCGTACATGTATATAATATGTGCCTTAATGTTTGGGTACAAAAAAGTGGCAGAAATATTACAAAGAAAATATTTCTGCCACTAGAAAAGAAACAACTGAATCTTACCGCACGTACTCACTCTCAAAATAGTTACGGTGAGCCTCAGCAACCTCAACAGGCATCTCAATAGCCCCATTAAGATAACGATCCAAAGAATACTGCATCATAATATCCTCAGTGGAAGCCACATGCGGAGGAACCTCCTCAATGATCACACGCTCACTCTCTGGGTCAAGAGCACACGTGAGATTAATATACTTTTCCACTAAATCTAGACTGAACTCTAACGGTTCAGGGTGAGCCCAAACCTCATAATAATCCTTGCCTTCAGGTAGATAATCTTCATTCCCTACAGGCGGGTACACCCGTATAAGCTTCACATCAGGGTCATTATGAATCGTATCTGTGGCACCATTCTGGTTGCTTTCCCCAAACCACATATAACCGTACGGGGCGTAACTATCGTTGTGTACAGGTGCCACAGGTTCAAGTTCAGGTGTCAGTACTTTATCGTGCTCATCGTCCACCCAAAGCTCGGAGGGGGCACAATAAGACATCCTACCATCTGCTTCCACAGAGAAGCTATTACGCCCGTCAGAAGCCCAGTCAGTGATTTCTGGTAGTGTGCCAATAATCTCTACCTGGTTCACCCAGTTACCAGTATTGGGGTCATGTTTCTGGATTCGCACCCTATAGTTACGTTCAGGCTGCTCCGGTACTTCAAGAATGTTCTCACCAGAAGTATCAAAAAGCATGTAAACCTCTGGTGCCCAAGGATCAGACATCCTATACGAGTACACTGATAACCCTTCGCCATACACACTGGCTGGAATATTGTACAGATTCATGTTCATGAAACTAAAATCGTCTGATTCCTCAAGCTCAATAACACTAGTAGGATGCCCAGTATTGCTGTTAGTCAGGTAAGGTTTTTTATCTTCTGCACCACGTGCGAAGAAACGGTACTCTTGATCTTCTAACCCTTGGATAGGTTGGTTGATGATATATGTTTGGTTCATGACATCTATCATATCGTTTTAATATTGTGACGTAAACCTGTGTTACAGCCTTATCTGATGATATATTGGTTCTTGGTATGTAAGAGAATATTACAAGAAGGAAGGTGGGGGCTAATGCTTTTGCTAGTATCCCTTAAAGGAAGTAAATATAAAGTAGCAGCTTTCACGAAGAACATGACAACTCTAGAAGGGTTGCAAACTTTGCGTAACCTGTACGATCATATGATGGTGCTGCAGAATGAAGAACAGTATGTGTATAACATCCCAGACACAATTGTGAAAGCTGTCTGGGGCTATATCGACTGTTACGAAGGCACAACTAAGGATTGGGAAGTTTCCTATGACAACACTATTGCATGGGAAATGATGAATAGAAACAGTGCTATTGCCAACCCTGGGCAGGTTTGTTCCATTAGGCTCAAGCTAGATCGAGACAACCAAATTTCTCAAGAAGATACTATTTTCTCAGCAGATATGCTTTTTCAAGAAGATTTTCATTTCAATGGTCCTGTGATGGATGAAGATGGTTATGTATGGGAACCAGAGATTTTGGATGGTGTGATCGTAGATGATATTGAAGAGTTAACCTATGATGAGCTTAAAAACCTGCAGAATAAGGTTTATTACCAGTCAGACCCAGTTATGTGGGTTTACGATAATGGTGGCGGAACCTATAAATCAACCCGACCATAAAAAATACGCGCGCCACGCAATAGGGAGAACAGGGAATATGAGTAACTTATCAGTCAGAATCCACCTAGACGGGGAATACATCAGCAACATCATGTACCATAATGCTGACATGACACTATATGCTTTAAAAGAACTCGTTGAACTACTAAGCGAAGTTGAGTGGGATGCGGTGAGCGCCACAGAGAACCCAAAATGGGGGTTAGCTGAGTCGGTGAACCATAAGATCCTGCTGCATCTGGATAAGAACTCAGAAGATGTGGAAGAAGGAGCCCTATACGCTACTGGTGGTGTACAGGGGCGTGAGAACCGTGAACTTATTGATAAACTGTACCCAGATTATGCTGATAAAAGTGAGATGGATAGAGAGAACCATCTTGTATCCCCCAACTTCGGTATCCTCAGCATTGAAAAATCATGGATAGAGTACACAGACGCAGTTAGTATCCGCTCAGTGAGTATCATGCTCCGAAGTAGCACTGATGGGAAAACTCTCGATTGGGAGGCAACAACGGTTGATGCTACTGGGGTGTTTGAAGAGTTCACCCAAGCCGACCGGCAACTCTATGAAGATCTAGGGGATAAGCCTCCTAGCGAAATCCTAGAAGGCTGGGTGCATGGGCAGCTAAACGCCCTAACAGCAGAAGATACCAAACGCTTAATGAAGGACGTTCAGAATCAGCCATATAATACGATGCTGATCCGTGGTGCAGATGGTAGAGTTTTTGAGTCAGAGAAAGATAGGTAACAATCATCTTGGGATGCATCTAATTCTGTTGTTATAAAAAAAACAAAAATTAGCCCTACCTGTTTTCCAGCAGGTAGGGCTAACTCCTAAGGATAGAGCTAAAGCTGATGTAAAGCTCCTCTATATAGATAACATGTGCAGAATATTGTTTATTTAAGGTCAATCCTATAAGCCTATACCTAGCATATGGGTTGCCCCACGACTATATAGAACATATTCTGCTTTTGACCTGAAAGGAGGTAAGTTACGAAGAACATAAAATGTTCTTATAAATACCCGTCAGGGCTAGGATGCTCCGACGTATATGAGAAAGAATCTCAATAGAACCATGTCGTTGGTGAAGTATGTAGTGAAAAAATTCCAAAAAAGCCACAAACTTCACCACCTCAACAATCACCATCATGATTGAAAAGGATGGTATATAGAGTATAGCACATACGTTACCAAGAAACAAAACTAGAGAACAACCAGAAAAATCGGGTTACCCAGTTATATGTTCCCCTTACCCCGCCCCCTCAAGAACAGCACCATACTCCTGGACACAATAACGGCAAAAATTCAGGATTTCCTTATAATTGTTAGTTTTCAAAATCCTTACCGGATACCTATCAACCTAGTGCCTGTTAGGTGAAACATACTGTATCACCCGTACACCACAGGTCATATCGTTAGGATCATAGAAATCTTTCACAGAAATCGACCTATTAACTTTTAAGGTAGATTCTTCATCCCAGATAAGCTCATTAGTAATTTAGTTCATTGAAAAGCTGTTTGACTCATCAATAACAACATTAAAATACGGGTCCCTCATGCCTTGCGTCGCTTTCCGTGCGCATGCGACGTAGAAGTTACGGATTTCTTGCATTGACCCGTTCTTACATATTGTGGCTGGGGTATCCTCGTCAGAATCCCCACTAATGGGTATTTCCTGCATCGTCATTACGGAGGAGCCTGCACCCGCGCCGTGCTCTGCGATGAACTCTTTCACCTCCACGGTATCGTTAATTTTCATAGATTCGCCGTAGCGCACGAGCTCAGCTGGGTACCCCACTAGGTAAAGGGTGTCATCGTTATAGTCGCTCATGACCATGAGACCGCCTTTGGTGGCGTGAGCGTGGAATGTTTCAATGATTTCTCTTGGGAATATTTCGTGGACTTCTAGTCCTGCGGCAGGGTACCCAGTGTGCGGGTTGCCGTTGGTTCCCCACCCAGTGAGTGTCACCCCGTGGGTTGGCTCTTTCTGTTGGATGTAGAAGTTGTGTCCACGTAGTGTTTCCATTGCTTCTACTGGGTTTCGGGGGTTTAGGTTCAGGGGGTTGTCTTCGTAGATGCTATTAATGTCTTCTATGAGAGCCGGCAGGTTTTTAGCGGGCACGAACAGCCCGCCGTCTACGGGTACTGCATGGAGGTACCATCCCATGCTGGTTTCTCCTTTTTCTTGTTGCTTGGGGTTTGGTTACTGTTTTTATGATACCCCCCCATGCAGGTTGGTGGTTTTTTAGGGTGGTTGTTTGGCGGGTATGATTATGGAAATGTAAATAATTCCTTGTAGAGACAAAAACGGGAAGGGAAAACCCGCATGTCACGGCTAGTACTAGCATCCAGTTTTATGGGTAAAACCTACACTAACAACAACTATGAGAACGTGTACGATTTCGATCAGCATACGTTGTCTTATAAGTATTATCGTGAAGAATACCCGCATCTTACTGATGAACAGTTCAAAGGCTTTCCTGGTAGAAAAATCAGGGAAGGCTGGTTTGAGAAATATATGGACGATTTCTGTGATGTGATTGACGCTGATTATTATGATGTGGTGATTGGCTGGTTATGTAAAGATGTTGCTAATGAACTGTTACGCAGGGGCTATCTTCCTGAGCTCGTGGTGTTTGATAACGAGATTGACCCATATGTTTTTCTGGAACGTGGTTTGCGTAGAGGTAACGAGTACACGAGTGTTGATCCTGTAGAAGCTTTGATACAGAAGAACTATATGAGGTTCGTTAACGACTATTATGCAGAGCTATGTAAGGTATGGGTTGCTCATTATCCTGTGTATTTGACCGAGTTTTTGGTTTCCACTGGTTCAGAGCTTTATCAGTGTGGGCAGGCTGATTATAGTGTTCGTAATGTTACTGGCTCCCTAGAACTACTCCAACCCAGTAGTATTCACGTATTTTCTTAATATTCATAATAATATTTGAAATAGTTACGTAAATATGGTTACATGAATACCAGAAAACACGAACACAACCATCATGCAAACATTGAAAGGGAACACCATGTCAACCAAAGTAACCTCCTGCCCCTCCTATATTGCGCTAAAAGAAGTATGGGAAAAAGCTAAAGGCTGGAAAGCGCAATCACTCATTGGTGGTATCACCCGTGTACGCCCCGACAGTGGCGACAATATTTATCAGCTTCCCCGAGTATATAAAGAACCAGTATTCCGTAGTAAGGAAGAATACGAAGCGGCGCTCAGTGACATGTGCATGATCGCACGTTTCAACCCTAAAGGGTTCCCAACTGTTGATGACGTGTACAAAGCAAACGAAACTATTTGTACTTGCGGGGAACACCACCGAATCTACCTGCCCGAAGACCCAATGCTCTTCAACTATGAGATTGAAAGCGAAATCGCTGAACATGGTGCAGTATATGCTGGTGATGTGCTGATTCGCCTGCACCCGAAGGGTGAACCGCCGCCCCAGGAGCAAGATAAGTGGAATGATGCTCTTGAAGATTTCCGTAACGCCCTTATTAAAGCATTCGATAATCTTCCTGTAGAAACTAACTCTTCATTCCCTAAAATGAGTGCGGCCGCTAAACTCTTGTACACGGTGAAACACCTGAATGTTGATACGCCCATTGTTTCGGCACCAAAATACCAGACTTTGCCTTTACCTATGCAGGGTTTAGGTTTGGATGATGACATTATTATTCTGGATGTTAGCAACTATTCGTTGTCTCCGTTAGTTTCTTGGCATCCTACCGCATACCAGATCAGTGGCACTATTCTGCCTGATGGTACTGTTGAGGGTGTGTTGTCTCAGGGTGATGTTTCTATTCCTTTTACTTTGCCGAAGGGTTGCCAGAAGACTTTACTGAAAATGTGGGATGCGGTTAAACCTGCAGGCAGGGAATAGAGAAGGGAATAAACATGATTGACTTTGTTTTGTTTGTTTCACCAGAGAACCATGTGTCAGACCCAAAAATGGGTGACTATTTATCCTGCTTTTTCAAGAATGGTAAGCTGATGTTATCCCCAATAGCACCGAACCGTGTTTTGTGGAATGTTGGAGGCTTACCACCTGCTGATTCTGTTATAGCTTATGGTTTGAATGATGCAGCTGCACGAGTATTTGAGACGGTACTAACCCTGCCAGAATCTATATATGGAGATATGGTACGGTTCTTCGTTGAGTATACGGATTCCGAATGGGGCCCTAACTCTGATGGGGAGCTTGATCGTGTGGATGGTGTATTGTTTGCTTTATCCAGATATGCAAGCACATTAACAACCGATAAGATTCGTGAAGTGCAGCATATGTTAGGTTCCATTCTTGCGCTCAAACATATTATTGGGCAGGATCCTTACACTGGGGAAACGAGTGAAACCGTTGTTGAAAAGCCTCATTTTCTTATAGAAAGGATCTGTGAGGGGAGCAAGTCTTGTGATACTGTTCTGAAAGATGTATTCATCAATTCTTTGATAGAGAATGTATGTGCTACTATCCCTGAATCTGAGCTAGAACAGGTTATCGTTCACGTCGATACTGTTTGGGTTCATGGAACACCCTGCTTCGAGGTTATCCTAAATACTGGTAAAACCGTTTTAGTTGACTCGTTCGCACGTTTAGAAGAGTATCTGAACTGCAGTCCGGTTGATGCAGATCATGATAGCTCATTTATTGATGAGCTAGAAAGTAATGCTACTGGGTGGGATAAGACAACGATTCTTGTTGATGGTCTTACCCAGTACGCAAAAAACTTATAACCCACAAACTGGTTTCTGATGCAGAAAGTCCCCCTTGAGTTAGGCGCTTAACCTAATCTAGGGGGACTATCCACATAAAATTTTCCAGGTTCAGAACAAGTCCAGTATTATTACTTCTTCTTATTTTTAGGTAGAGGGGTTATGGTGGGCTCAATGGTAGCCATAAACCATTAACCCCAATCATATAGTTGGTTGCCTGATGGTAAGCCCTTATATGATCTTTTCTACCTATTAGAGACTATATCATATTTACTGATTACTGTGCATCCTCTAGAACTAATAGCAAACCACTCATACCCATCAATGATCTTGAAACAACACACCCAATATGGGATAGTTAGAAACATGACAACAAAGAATCTAATACAAAAAGCTTTAGAACAGATTATCCCAAGTGAAATAATCCGAAACTGGTTCCTAGAAGAAGCAATATATCATAAGGATCCATTGGGTTATGGTGTGCCGTTAGATAATGATGGTACAGTCATGAAGTTCACCCCCATGACAGATAGTAACCTTGGGTTTATTAGACATAGGCTCCAAGGTGTAGAAATAACCGTAGAGAACGGTATCGAAGCTATAGCATACACTCAGGTCAGTGTTGAAGATCTTGAATGTATCACACGTTTATTGTATTTGAGGGTGATTGAAGAAACCGCACCGAAGGCACAAAATGTTGATGGGGTAAAACAAACATCATTGTGGGCAGTATTTGAGCACCCTGAACAGTATGTGAACTGGGTTATGGGTTGGGGAGAACCGACTACTGAGCTTATACAGCTTTTTATACATGCTTCACAGGGGCTAAATATTTGCCTTGCCCACAACTCCTACCAAATCCCTATGATACCTGATGATGGGTTCAGTCTTTGGGTTGCTGTGTGCACGAACGCAGCTACTCCTGGTTTCCGTGTCTTCTTTGATTTTGAGGATGACAGTTTTTTCTCGTTTAATGATCTTACGTATGAGGGCAATAAACCCGCATTTCTTGCCTCCCTGCTTGCCCAATGTGACCATGAGATTATTACTGCAGAAACCTATGGGCGGTTAAGTGCACTGTCTGGCTCTAGCTCTAAACAGACACTAGGGTATAGGGATCGGCATGAGATAGTGCTCCTTATACAGCACCGTTACATAGAAGAAGGTCTTATTGGGGCGCTACGTAACCTAGTGTTTGACCCAGACCATATGTTTGATTATTCTGCGGCTTGTGTTGCCCTGCAGGCTTTGCATGATAATGTTCGTACTTGGATGAATGCCCATAGTAAGCATGCTAATAAAGAAAGGTATCTTGGGCAGGAAGAAGGCATACAAGAGTACCTTACAACATTATTCTCTGGGTTGGATAATGAGGAACACCTGATAAACGTTGCTTACTGTTTAGCGCCTTTACTAGCAGAAACAATAAACCCTGCTCTAGTGTCCTCGAAACAGTTACTTGAGGCGACACCAGAGGAAACAGTCAATAGTATCCGTAAAGCTAAAAGTGTCCATTCTACTGTGGGTAGGGCAGTGAGGTATTTGCTGAGGGTGCGCCCTATCAGCTAGAATAATATTGTTATAAACCAATAATAGTAAGTAAATATTGTTTACTGTTGGATATTAGGAAGGGTGCTGAATATGGCTCTATATATGACTTCAGCTACAGCAGGTTTCTTGTTTACTTGGGGAATCGTATCTGCTTGGGAGTGGGTACGTGATAAAAGTAAAAGCGGGAAAATCAAGACAAAATAGATAAAGTTATTGTACTAATATGACACTGTATAAGGAGGAACAATGAGTATAGGAATCAGCCTACTCATCATCGCTGGAATGTTCATCTTTCTTCTAGCGATCTGGGGATTCATTAAAAACGCAGAACTGAACAGTTCCATTGCCCATATTGTTGGTAACCCAGAAGAGGTTAAAGTCAACAATAAGGTGAAAGAACCGAGACAGTAGGAATGGTATAAGATTATGTGCACACATATCGCCGCTACTATTAATATTGAGGTTGCCCGAGGTTTTGATAGGGGACTTCTTGTTGGTGCTATAGAGGACTTCCTGTCTACTGATTTTTATGGCTCAGATAATACTGGTTTCATCTGTTTTAATGTTGAACCAAGTGTCAAAGACCCACAAGATTTCAGTATAAAACTAGTACTTGATGAGCATCTATTCAAACCAGCAAACGAACTCGTAGATAGGTTCATTGAGGATCTAAAAAACCATATCCTCAACACCCTACCAGAAGGTTACGCAGAGATAGCTGGAACACAGCTTGTTCTCACAGGGCATCTAACATCTTGTATGTAAAGACTATTTTTAGTAAGGCAATAAGAAGGTAATCTTTAGCCTAGAAGCAGGAGAAATCTCAAGCCAGAGAGAAAATAATGACTAAAACCACAAACATCAACACTATCCCCATAAGCAAAGAAACTACTCTAATAAACATGGAAATGCTGCCTGATGAAACAGCCCGCCAAGGCGGACTGCAAATTGATGATGTTCTAGACCACATGTTCAACAGTAGCAACACCCAGCCTGTTGTAGTGGATATCTATGACGGTAACGACACTCCGAGTAGCGCCTACTCACTAGCTCGTATCCGCATACCAGGTGTGCCAAGGAAATACTTGGCTACACAAATCAGATACTTTGACGAGATAGGAGTGCTTACCCCAACTCAGGGGAGGATTATCCTTGACCCCAACGATGAAGTGCTGAAAAAGGATATGATAGTTTGTAAAGATTCATTTGGGCGAGAAGACTGGTATATATTTTTATGTTTACGGTTGCCATATGTATCCGTGAACTAAAAGAAACACCTAATATCATTCCCAGCGGAAAGGATGAAAGTAATGTCAGTCTCAAAGCACGTGAACTATATCCCCATCACGAACCATAAGAGCTGCACCCATGATGATCTGCGTGTCACCATCTACCCCAATGAGTACGGGTTTGAGGGTGGGCGGCAGCTCATCAGTGACCCAGAAACCCGGATCATGCCGTTCACTGAAGCTGCGCAACGACTCGCGCACGGGCATGAGAAAGCCACCATTGAGCTGGTACGGGACAGTAAAATCGTTATGTATGGGTTAGTGAGGTTCAGTAGCGACCCCAATAGGGCGACCCCTGTGTACTTCGTTTACCCGTGGTATATGGAGGATGAAACACCAGATAGATTCACTCTGGAACTAGTGCCTAGCCCCTGTGAGTCGCATCATATAGGTATGGCAGTGGATACAGAGGGTTTGGTGACTTTACGTATTCCACGGGTTGTCGTGTCAGTTGCTTAACCAAAAGAATAAAAACAAAGGTAGTAAAGAGAAGAAGACCAATGAATGATACCTACGTAAACCAGTTCCCCACCCTAGCCCCATCATATGTGCTGCTCACACTGAGCCCTAATGTTGATGAGTACGAATACCTGCAACGAACGGGGAAGCCGATAATCACTTTCGAAGAGGTGAAACAGAGGCTCCTAGAGAATGGTGAACCGACCCACATCTCAATCTCATGCAGTGAAACCAGTTATGATATCCTGTTCGGTGAACTGAGGTTCAACCCCAACACCGACGAATACTGCCCAGTCACGATCACCTTTTCAAGGAACAAATACATTGAGTCCCCACAGTATTTCGATCTCATGATAGACCCCAAGAATCAGAAGGAAAACGAGGGTATCAGTATTCATGAGGAGCCACTAACGAAGGATCTTATGCTGTATATTCCGCTAACATTCAACTAATACCTAGAGGATATGGAAAACATGAATAGCTTTATCGCATATATTGATTTTGAAGTATCGGAAGATTTTGATAGATCCTATTTTAAGTCTGCTGTGCGTAAGCTTATATACGGTTCTATGTTTTCAACGCCTGTAGCAGATTTTAGTAGATTGAGTCTGCAGTTCCTTATTGAATGTGATGATGTTGAGCAAGCGAGATATGAGCTAAAGGTTCTTATAGATAAGATTAATCTAGAGATACTTGCGAATATGCCTAGTGGTTCAGGTAAAATTGTTGAATACGTTTTGATCCAGTAGGAAAGTTTAGGGACTTGTTAGCATAGCTAGTTAACAGAAACTTGTTAATAGGTAAACCCATGAATTGGCAAGATTAGGGAGAAAGCTAGCATGCAAACAGAGAATAGTGTCCCCGTCCATCTCGAATATGAACGAATAACCTTACATATAGAGCCAGATAATGAAGATCGTGGTAACGGCATAACATTCGGGCAGTTTATCAACAGGCTATGTAGCGCTTCTGGTAACCGTAAAATAATCCTGGATCTTTGTAGATACACCCAGAGCCTTGTAAAAGGTGAAATAAGGTTCAATGAAGGGACTAAGAAACACCTGAAAGTATGGGTTCAATATGGCGGGCGTACGGAAGGCGTGACTATCCCAGACCGGTACACTCTGGTACTTGATCCAAATAAACTAGATGACAGTAATATATTGTTCTACGACAAGAAAACAATTACTATTTTACTGCCGTATAGTATCGTATAATTACTCGCGTTGTTGAAACTATATTACTGTAACTTACAGATCTACATATGATGTTTCGTTGATCTGATAAAGAGAATGTATAACGTTAACTGATTTTGATATTTATCAACAATCCTATCCTCAGCAAGAATATTCAAAACACTATTCACAACTGCATGTGAATCTGTGGTGATAACTATTTCTGCTGACTGCTCACGATGGTTTACAATGATTTCGATGTTATCAATGTCTTTACCTAAACCCGCCGTGTAGGTGACTTTTTGAAGGTAATCTTCCAGTTCTTTAGCAACATTATAGTCTTCGTTTAGCTGTTTCACGATCTTTCCTCCCCAGTAGCATGTTGATGGTTTGCAGGTAAGCCTATCTTAGAATATCACAGAGCCATATGTTCAGTATAATTAATAGAAAAATGAATCTACTAGGAACTAGGTATGAAACCTAAAAACAGCAGCTTGAATAATGCTTTCACGTCTCGAAAAGATGAGTTTTATACAGAGTACGAAGATATAGTAAAAGAGATAGGATATTACAAAGATTGGCTTAGAGGTAAGAAAGTTTTGTGCAATTGTGGTGACTCTACCCAATCCAATTTTTTCAAATATTTTATTCTTAACTTCGAAGAACTAGGGCTTACTTCTCTTATTTCCACTTCATATGCTGGTTCTTTCATTGAAGAACAACTGAATCAAGCAGACGTATTACCCAAAGCCTATAAAGCTATAGTAACTAATGTCCCTAATACTAAACCAAACCTCACAGACGGCTCCCTAGATATAAAACGCATATTCGCAACCGAAGGTAACATTTTAGAGCCTCTGAATGGTGATGGGGATTTCCGTTCCCCTGAGTGTGAAGAACTGCTCAGAGATGCAGATATAGTAGTGACAAACCCGCCATTTAGCCTTTTTCGGGAGTATGTAAGCCAACTATACCGCCACAACAAGGATTTTATTGTCTTAGGTAATATGAATGCTGCAACGACCAAAGAGATTTTTCCGCTGTTCTGCGATAATAAAATCTGGTATGGAAAATCTATCCGTTCAGGTGACAGGAAGTTCTATGTTCCTAATAATTATCCTCTCAATGCGACTGGTTGTGGTGTAGATGAACAAGGAAGACGTTTTATTCGTGTCAAAGGAGTCCGATGGTTCACAAATGTTGAGAGCGGTATGATACATGAACTGCTGCCCCTTACTCAAGAGTATGACCCAGCGGTAAATCCTGTTTATGATAACTATAATGCTATCGAAGTTGGGCGAACGGCTAATATCCCCATTAACTATGATGGACTCATGGGTGTTCCCATAACTTTCCTAGATAAGTACAGTCCTGACCAGTTCGAGATTCTAATGCTCGCCAACGGCAACGCACGAACCAGCGCTGATCCTCAACTCCTGCAGAAGGTAGGGTACTGTAGGCACCCAGAAGATCGTGGCGGGATACCTATAATAGGTGACAGGAAAATGTATGCGCGCATACTAATCCGAAAGAAATAGGCGTAGGGATAAGGTAAGAACATAATGGCTGGTTACCGTCACGATTACAGTATGAGCAATAACGCCCATGCAGCGTATGAATAATATTCGCCCATACAGCAGGTGGGGCAAGAAAGATATTCTAGATGCCCTACCCGCTGAGGTTATCGAGAAATACGGGCTGCAAGGCTACCCGCTCTGGTTCCTGAAAGAGACCCTGCTGCAGCTTGAGTCGTGGCATCACACGGGTAAAATGTATAACCGCACCAATTTTTGGGAGGTTGTTGCTCCTGAATGCTCGGTTAACGAGTTTAATAGACTGTATGGTGCATGCTTGTTACGTCAAGAAAAAGAAGCTGAAAAACAAGCAGCACATGATCTTCGTAAAGTGAAAGTGAAATACCTACAATAGGGTAAACGAGGCGGCACACCAACAGAGCACACAGAATACGGTGTGATAGGGTTAAACGGCGTATCGAAATGTTGCGAAGAACATTCAAATGTTGCACGTTTAATTCATGACAGATGACTCTGTTATAGGCATCCTACGATACCTCTAGCCCATCGCTAAACGCTTAGGGTTACATATATAGTTGAACCAGTTTCTCGTTAGGTTCTTTACCAATTCCCTTGACTACAAGGGGGTAAATTAATGGGTTATCAACGTTAAAAGACAAATGATTATTCATTAGCCCTTTTCGTAGAATGTTATATGACCCATTAACGTCAGCGTTTATTAATTGCCCGTTGCCTGATTGGTAGAGTCCTCGCTTAATTCTGTGCCCTGAAAACTTCGGGCTTCCCACCTCACCGTAAACAGGTATGTCATCGTTATCTAAGAAACTAGCCTTAGATGTGTAAGATTCTTCCTGGGCGACAACAGTAATTCCGCGCAACTGGCATTTATAACGCAGCTGTTCAATGAAAGTTTCATAGGGTAGATAGGCGAAACGCTGTTTAACAGCCTTACCAAAAGGCAAATTCTGCTTCCAGTTAATATTCTTTCCAATGAAGACTTTTTCAATCTGCATCTCGTCGAATAGGGCGGTCAAGAACGCCGTAATTTGGTGGATTTTCGTTTGGAGAGTCCACGAACGGCGTGACCAAAGACGGTGGATGGATTTACTTGTCTTCTGGGCCCTTG